CTTATTACGGTACTGACAAGCCTTGGATGGCATATCCGGGTTCTCTTGTTCAGCAAAACTTCGGCGAAGGAGAGCAAAAGGGATATCTTATTTGGAACATCCGTGGAAAAAATGACTGGGATGTTTCCTTTAAAGAACTGATGAATTTCCAACCATTTATAACTTTCAAATGGGAGGGAGATCAAAAGAAGACATTAGATAAGCTGTTGGAGGTCAGGGGAAATATTCTTCTACCGGGTTCTAGATATAGAATTTCGAGTGTTCAAAATATTTCAGACATAGAACAGAGACAGTTCGTTGAACGCCTAAAGACCGAGTTCCAGGCGGAGGAAGTTGTTTTTAAAATTGATGTTTCTAACAACATAGAGGATATCCAAACAGATACAATCAAGGTACAAAAAACCTCTCTGAGGAATAACCCGGATATCCTTGCCCAGCTTTATAACGAATACATCATCAACAATCAGGAGTCTCATCCTCTTTCAGAGGAACAAATAAAGATAGCAAATCAAGCCGTCTATGACTATTTGGCGAAACTAAACGCCTCTGAGCCTGATGTAACGGCTAGGGATGTCTCCTGGTCGCTTAAGTCCATGGACTTTGACAACATTTTCAGGTATGGAGAAGGAAACTCTATAGATTTTGCAAAGCTAAATGGCATTGTGGGAATCTTCGGTAGGAACCGCGTAGGAAAAAGTAGCATTGTTGGAACCATGATGTATGCTCTTTTTAATGCAACGGACAGAGGACCCGTTAAAACCGCTCACATTATCAATAAAAACAAGACAGCGTGCCGAGTGAGGGCGCACGTCAATATCAGTGGTAATGACTACGTTTTGGAAAGAACCTCGCAAAAAGATGAGCCAAAACGAAAAAGAAAGAAAGAGATAGACGACGAAAAAACCTCTACGTCTTTGTCTGTCACACAGGTAAACTCTGATGGTACAACCATCCCTAGGACTGGAATTTCTAGAGATGAGACAGACAAGGAGCTTCGTAGGCTTATTGGAACTTCCGAGGACTTCCTTCTTACGTCCTTTGCCTCCCAGGGTGACATGGATAGATTTATTAAGGAAGGCGCTACAGAACGCAAGGCGGTTCTTTCGAGATTCCTTGATTTGGATATCTTCAAAAAACTTTGCGACTATGCCAAGGACGATTGCACAACCTTGAACAGCAGAACAAAAAGATATTCTGATGTGCAGTGGGAACAAATAATTGAGGACTCTAAAAAGGAAATTCAAAATCTAGAAGCCTCAAAGCTTGTCTTGGAGTCAAGGATACTGGAAAAACGAAATACCTCCGAGGAGCTTAAACTTTGGATCCTTCAAAAGGAAAAAGAAGTTGACATGGCAACAATTCTTCAGCTTGAGTCGGAGTTGGAGACAAAGGAAAAACAAATTGAAAATGCAAACAAATTGTTTTCTGAGTTGTCTGCCGTTATCAAGGTAAAACACTCGGAGTTACTGCAGACCGATATTCAGTTGCAAGAAATTAAGGTGGACGAGTTAGAAGGAAGGCAAGAAGAAATGCACTCCTTGAAGGAAAAACTTGGACTGCTAGAGTCTTCTTTTAAGATCGAAACTGCCGCTCTCGAACACCAAGAAAAGTCAATAAGAAAACTTGAACTGGTCCCGTGCGAAGACAAGTTTCCGGGGTGTCACTTCATTAAAGACTCACACGAGAACAAAAAAACAATAGAAGGTCAGAGAAAGCTTGTATTGGACCTCAGAACGCAGTATGACGAACTCAAAAAAAATCTTGAGTTCCTGATACAGGAGAAGATTTCTGAGAAAATACGCGAACACAGAATTCTATTTGAGAAAAAGACAAAGCTCGAAACAACCCTCAGAGACCTAAAGTCGCGTCAAAAGAACATTGACACCATGAGGCTTCTATCCGAAAGAGAACAACTGAAGGAGAAGCTTGAAAAAATAAGGCTTAGTCTTGACGAGGCAGAGGAGCAGGAAATCCAAAACAAAAAACAGGAACTCCAGGAGCTTAAGCAAGAGCTTACCGAGTTAGACTCTCAAAAAAATGACATATTTCTTCGTCTTGGTTCCAACAAGCAAAAGCTGGATCAATTTCTTCGTGAAAAAGATGAATGTACCGACATTTTGCAGCAGTTGCAGGTGTTTGAATCCGTTTACAGGGCATTTAGCAAAAATGGCATTCCTGCCATGATTCTGAAGAGTCAGCTTCCGGCTATTAATGCCGAACTTGAGAAAATATTGTCAAACATTTTTGACTTTAAGATTTTTCTAGAAACCGACACCTCGTCCAATGTCATGGACGTGTTTATTGAGGACAACGGAGGCAAGAGAGTCATTGAGATGGCATCAGGAGCAGAGAAGATGATTGCTTCTCTGGCCTTAAGAGTTGCCCTTACCAATTTGTCAAGTCTTCCCAAGTCTGACATTTTCATTCTAGATGAAGGTTTTGGACCTTTGGACGACACTTCAATTTACCAGTGTCTACAGATTATGTCCCTTCTCAAGAATTATTTTAGACTGATTCTTGTTATCACCCACATTCCTCCAATTAAGGAAATTGCTGATAAAATAATAGAGATCAGAGACGACGGACTCGTCTCTTTTGTTCAGGTTTAAAGAGATTTTTTCTCTAGTAGAATGTAGTTCCAATGGAAAACAACAACAACAACAAAAAAAGACACAAAAAAAGCCTTAATTTAAAAAGAAAAGCAAACGAGGAATCCTACGTGGTATCCCAGATAGATTTTTTTGGGCACACCATATCTGAAGGATTTTCTGATCACTCCTGGACGAATGCTGCTAGGATATTTAATTCCCTACAAGGGCACCTACTCCAGTCAGATAGAGAAAAATTGGCAGAAATATGGAGAGATGCTTTTGCCGGGTCAAGTAAGGAGCAAATTTTAACAGAAATCGAACTAATTAAGGAGCACATTAGGAGCTAGTCTTAAATGTCAGAAACTCGTTGCCCTGCTTGCAATTCAACCCCGTGTTATATCTCTTTTTTTGGTAAAATAGAATGTGGTAGTCTGAAGTGTCAGCATTATTCCAAAGAATTATATCCTCAGCAAGAACCCGTAGAAAATAAGTCGAAACAAGATGATGAGGACCCGCAGAAGGTTATGTTTTTTTGGTCAACGTACCACACAGATTGTGGTGACTGAGTTATCCAAAACATAATTCGGAATAGACATTCTATGTATGTCCTATTCTAGAACAAAAATGTTGGATAACGGCAATATATTGTTAATATTTTCATCCGAAACAGACATAATTGTTCCAATTTTTTGTTCAATTTGTTCATTTCAGATGAAAACCCTGGAAGATGCCATCGCATTCCGTGCAAGTGGGTGTTGCAACTTGTGCGAGATGCACTGGACTAGGACGAAGTTCGGTAAATGGGAAAATGGATGGCGACCCTCAAAGGAAACTGAGGGCTGGGACGACTATCTTAAATACCGAAAAGCCACAGGACAGGGCCTACTTATGCTAAAGTAGAGGTATTTTCTGTGACCGTAAAAGACTATCAAAAATATTTGGCGCTTTCTAGGGTTTTTAATAAGACTTATGGCGCCCCTTCCACAATGAAGTCATCTTCAGAGACAGTTACCCTAAGACTGGTGGACGACGAGATGATTTCGGCTATGTTTTTAATTCATGTCAATTTTTCCTCAGAAGGAATGTGGAGAGAATTAAGAAAAAGGTGGCTTGAAGAAGGCGTAGAAAAAATTCAGAAAACGCTCAAAAAGGCAGCCGAAGAATATGAGACTATTACCGGCTCAACTGTAAAGTTTGAAATAAAAGAGGCATCCATTAGTGACAGCTTGGAATTTATCAGCTACAATCTTTACAATCCAAAAAAGGCAGCCTACTTCAGAGTCTTTTTAAATGCTTCTGTTTCCTAGTTATTATTAAATGGCCAAGTCAAAAAAAATAGAGAGAAAAGCCGAACAATTTGAAGAGATAAAAAAATGCGGCGCTGATCCTGTCTATTTCATTAAAAAATACATCAAAATCTCTCATCCGGTCAGGGGTCCAATAAACTTCGATACGTACCCCTTTCAAGAAGAGTGCATAAATCTATTTCTGACACACAGAATGATAATTTGTAACAAGTCCAGGCAGCTAGGCTTGTCTACGGTTTCTGCCGCCTATTGTATGTGGCTTGCTATTTTTAGACGAAATAAAAATATCGTTATTCTTGCAACAAGACTAGAAACCGCAAAGCTCTTTCTAGAAAAAATCAAAATGATGTTTGACTCTCTTCCAGAGTGGCTTGTCATGCCAACGATAACCACTCTTTCTGTAAAAGAGATGAAGTTTTCCAATAAGTCAATCATCAAAGCCCTTCCATGTACAGAAAACGCTGCTAGAGGTGAGGCTGTTTCTTTGTTGGTCGTGGACGAGGCTGCACACATCGAAAATTTTGATGAGATTTGGATGAGTCTTTCGCCAACGTTTAATACCGGTGGTGATGTTATTCTTATTTCTTCCCCGAAGGGCGTTGGAAATCAATTTTATAACATTTGGCAAAAGGCTATTGACAAGAAACCAGGGGAACCAGGATCAAATGGATTCCTTGCAATAAATCTTCCCTGGGATGTTCACCCGGAACATGATCAAAAGTGGTTTGAGGAACAATGTTCTACTCTTCTAAATAGCCCAAGAGCTATTGCCCAGGAGCTTTTGTGCTCCTTTGAAGCCTCAGGGTTTTCCTTTCTTGATACAGATTCTTTGGGGTGGCTTTCGTCCAATATAGAAAGTCCTCTGTCAAGGTATGGGGAGAATCTTGACATGCTTATTTGGAAATATCCAGAACCAGGTCACAAATATATAATTTCTGGTGACGTGGCCAGGGGAGACGCAGAAGACTATTCTGCAATGTACGTAATTGATGCAACTTGCGATGAGATAGTGGCAGAGTACAAGGGAAGAATACAGCCAGATCGTTTTGCAGAGTTTCTCGTGGATGTTGCACAAAAATATAATAATGGATTTATTGTACACGAAATTAATAGCGCAGGAATTGTTACCTCCTACAAACTGAAAGACCTCAAGTATAAAAACGTGTACTATGAAAAACTCTTTAACGGAAATCTTGAACCGTTTTATAGGCCAGAAGAAATAGAGGAGCTTATCCCCGGGTTCACAACTACCGTAAAAACTAGACCCGTTATTCTGGGTAAACTTGAGGCTGCAATAAGAAATAAAAAACTTAAGTCCAGGTCAGAACGACTTGTGAGCGAGTTCAAGACGTTTATAGTGGATAACGGTAAGCCTAAGGCACAAAAGAATTGCCACGACGATCTTGTCATGGCCTTGGCTATAGGCATTAATTTTATTGAGTTCTCTCAGAAAACTAATGCATCATCTGACGCTTATACCCTCGCAATGCTTACTGCCATGTCAAGGGAGTCTAAGGACTTAAACAGTCTAAGAAACCCAGGCTGGGGGGTTCAGGGCAAGGATCTTCCTATGCGTGCCGGGTGGCAAACACAGTCTCAGGGAAGCAAAAAAACTCCGCAGGAGAACGCAGAATTTTACAAATCATTTGACTGGTTATTAAAGTAATTTTTGTTAGCCGGCTTAAGCTTCTCGGACATTACCCAGACTTTTATATGAACGCCATGTTCATTTGTGGCTAGAACTTTTGAGAACGAAACCCAAAACCCCATAAATTTGCTTCCCCTTTTTTCTAAAATTGTTACGAATGGCGTTGACAGCTTGATAATCTTGATTTTTTTATGATAGGGTTTTGCATGTTCGTTGAACGGCAGGGATTGATATCCCATCCAAGTATTTTCGTGTCTCTTTTTAAAGGTACACAACATCCCAACTTTTATTTTTTTAGGCAACATGCAACTTCTCCTATGTATAGCACTCCGTTCTTGAAAGACAACGCCAAGTATGCTACTGTGTCAGTATGAACAAATTTTTTAGAATCGCCCTGCAAAATGCCATGGAGCATGACTATGGACACCTGGAGTATCACCTGTGCTCCATCATAGTGCGTGGTGGGTCTGTTATTTCCGTTGGATACAACAAAAAGAGTACGAATGCTTTTGTTGAGCACTACACCGACATAGCCAAGGGGCAGAGAGATTGGTGTATGTCTACCCACGCGGAAATGGACGCAGTTTTGGGGGCAAGGGCAAAAACAGACCTCAGGGGTTCTAAAATATATGTTATTCGGAAGTTGCAGGACATTAAGAAGCGTGGCACGTTTGCTTTGGCCAAGCCCTGTGAAATTTGTCAGCACGTTCTTTATAATTACGGAATTCGTAGGGCGTATTATACGATTGATGACAATAATCATGGTATAATGAAAATAGTAAATCCTGCTTTAAATTTTAGAAACAATGAAGAAAAAAAAGAACAAAAATGACCAAAAGAATCTATCCGGCGAACTCTCCAGAAATAAAAGAGGGGATCAAAATTTTGTGGGAAAGTGGAAGATATGACGGACCCTTGTCTGGCGTCCTGGAATACAATGGAGATAAGTGCTATTTTGATATTAAAAGAGAATATTATTCCAAAGAGTATGGTTATAATCCCGGTAGAACATATTGGATTTATAAACTAACAGAAGAACAGTGGAAAGAAATTTCTTACTGGCATGAGGAATTTAGGCTTCATGTAGGCACTCACTGCGATTATGGTTGGAGTGAGAAATATCAAGAATACGAAAGAAACGAAGGAAACTTGATCGAAATAACAGATATCGCAGATCACGAATATTCAAAGGAAATGTATTATGCTAGAGTCAAAATACATAATGAAAAAAATGGAGACATTATAGATTCCATAAACAAGAAAACTCAAACTATTGGATGGTGTTCCTGGCGTGTTTTGGTTGGCAAGCCTTGGAAAGAGTGGAGAAAAACTCGTCGTGTCAACGTGTAGGGTATGTCACTTGCCTTTTTTGCTTGTAGAGGAAACTAGAAGAAAACACTCGTTTTTTTGGTTTGCCTGCAAAAGTTGTGTCAAAAAGGCAAGAACTAAGGCCAAGTGGCATAAACGCAGAAAAGGAAACATTGGCAAATTTTCCCCAACGGATTGGCTCATCACCTTGCTTGAAAATGAGTTTAAGTGTGCTGTATGCAAGCAACGCAAGCCCTGCCTTACCCTTGACCATGTAAATTCCATTGGAGCAGGAGGGCTTAACTCCTACGAGAATATGCAGCCTTTGTGTGAGGATTGTCACACAATAAAAGCCAGAGAAGAAAACATAATACGTGACCAAAGAAAAAAACTAGAAAGGAAGCTTAGCCCATGAAACCTGTAATTTTGATGCGTCCATCTCTAGCCGAAGAAAATGAATTTTCCATTGCTTCTAAACACCTACCAACCTTCAGGAAAAGATCCGATATTCCTCCTGGCAGTCTTGTGGTCGGCAGATATTCTGTGGTTCCATTTTATCTAGAACTTGAGGAAGACCTAGCTGCTTCTGGCTCCAAGCTTATAAATTCCTATAGAGAACACAGATGGATTGCAGACCTGAGGGAGTGGTATGAGGATTTTAAGGGAATTACCCCTAAAACCTGGTTTGATCTCGTCAGTCTCCCAGAAAACGGGGGTCCCTTTGTCCTCAAAGGGGAAACAAACTCAAGGAAATTCCACTGGAATACCCATATGTTCGCCAAAAATAAAAGAGAGGCAATGGAGGTCTACAGTAGGCTTTCCCAGGATTCCCTCATAGGGCAGCAAAATATATATATCCGGGAGTACGTCCCCCTTAGGAAGCTGGCAGAGGGCTTAAACGGCCTACAGGTGTCAGAGGAGTACAGGTTCTTTTTTCTTGACCGTAAGATAGTTTCTGGTGCGTTTTATTGGTCCTCCCACGTAGATGACTTGACAGAGGTTCCGAAGGCTGCTAACGTGCCCTTGGAGTTCCTGGAGGAGGTTAAAAATAGACTAGGTTGCAATGCTAGGTTCTGCGTGGTAGACATAGCTAGGAAGGCAGACGGAGACTGGACCGTAATCGAGGTAAACGACGGGCAGCAATCCGGCCTTTCCGAAAATAATCCAGAAGAATTATATTTAAATTTGAAGAAAGTTTTGTCCTTTTCTGAGGATTCGACATAAATAATAGATAGCAGGGAGCTTGTTTGAGGTTTCCCTTTGGTACGTCCCCAGGTGGGTAGGTACCGTGAAAACTGAATAGGAAATAAGTTTTTTGTGTCGTTGGCAGCTAGCACGGGGCTGCACAAAGTTTAGACCTGTGGTTGCTCGCAGGTTATTGACGTTAACCGGCTTAACGCACGGCACTCTTCGGAAATTGGCCATTTATGGCTTAGATGAGAGGGAAGGTACGGCAAAGCCATTTTTCCGTTCCCCGCCAAATTTCCACACTATGGGGACGCACTGGTCTCGATAAGGGTACAGATGGAAATTGTCGTTAAGGGACTTCTCCAAGAAGTCAGCGCAAAATATCTTGGAAAAAATAGATGCAGATGATGCACCTTTTGCTCTTGCTGCCTGATTCAGGTTAGATTTGTAGAGCCATGAATTCCTAGCGGATTGCGGCTAGGAAGGAGTGTTATAAACAGCAGTCAAATGCTAGAGGCTTAATGGTTTTCGAACCCCTGGCATAAATAAGAAAACTAGAGAACAGAGAATTTTGGGTCACTTTGAGATATGCCTGTTCTGACACCAAAAAAGTGAATAGTTAACGTAAACAAATTTCTTGAAAGACTTTTACACAAGGGTTCGACTCCCTTCGTCTCCAATTTAGATTTGTGGCGATGTTAGTAAAGAGATTACTTTTTAATTTCAGACTGGCATTTTTGCTACATGTAGGCTGAATGAAAAGTGTCCTTGACGCTTAAGATATCCTGTCCAAAAGATAGGAGAACCCAGCGAAACCAGCAAGGCACTAAACCAGGATTGAGTTGTTATGGAAATCTTACTTACGTTTCTTATCTATAATAGCGAACCTTTCCTTTCTCTAGCCTACAATGTTTTCGGTCGCATAACGTTGTTTCTCCCTACTCTCCTTCCAACGTAAGGCACATGCGACCTCCCCTGACAGTGACAAACTGTTGTTGTCTCTTCTTTTTTCTGTTGCGGATTGGAGGAAAAGTACCTCGTTAGGCTCATAACCTAAAGGAAAACGTGCGATTCGTTTATCCGCTATTTGGCGAATGCAGTAAGGAATACATGGTAATGAATGTGAAAACATTTAGCGGAGTTCGAAGACCGCAATTTATCCCAAAGGTAAAACTTTCTTTACATTTTTGTCGCCACTAAACTTCAGGCACAATATAGGTCGGTGATGTAACGGTAGCATGGAAGTCTCCAAAACTTCTTGTAGGGGTTCAAATCCTCTCCGGCCTGTGTATGATAGGGGAATGGTTACCAAGTCAGAAAAAATGATCGTAAAACTTCCCGCCGTGATTAAAGTTAGCGACTATCACGAGTTTCATCAAGCTGAGTATTTCTTTTCTCAAATTGGTACTAGTTTCCTCTTCGTAATGGGGCTATAGCTCAATTGGGAGAGCATCTGGCTGGCAGTCAGAGGGTTAGCGGTTCAAGTCCGCTTAGCTCCACTTAATACAAATACCCGTTCGGGGCTATAGCTCAATTGGGAGAGCGGCGGCTTTGCAAGCCGTAGGTTAAGGGTTCAAATCCCTTTAGCTCCATCTAAAATCTCTAGACTACTGGCAATGGTGCCGGTAACAAAGGGAAGAAAGAAATCTAAATACAAAGGATACATGTATCATGGAAAACATTACTTTTATTAGAAAGTGCCTGTTTCGTGAGCAACCTAGAAAAGATAATACCAGTCTTTTCCAGCATAATTCCTTTGGTATGAATTCTATTTTTTCTCTTTTTGTTAACGCCGGTAGTGTGTCCAATTCTGTTCTCGATTCCTATTGATGCACATATTTTTTGTGCTATTGTACGTGGAAGTTGAGAGTAGATTTGGATACGAGGCAGCATCGGTAGCTGTGGGCGGCTGTAACCCGCCTGCCTTAGGGCATTGTAGGTTCAAACCCTGCCGTATCCATTAACAGAAGAGAAAAGAAAGAAATAAAGTTCCCTTGACAGGCGTCTCTTGCCTGCTAGGATATCCAAACAATGAACGACAGAGATGACAAGATTGGAATGACGGGTGTTGTGGTAGAAAGCAACACGGGATTGTTTCGGGTTAGACTGGACGGAACAGACAGCATTGTAACCTGTCTGCCTTCTGGTAAGATCCGAAAGAATAAAATCAATATAGTTCTTGGGGATAAGGTAAAGGTAGAAATGTCCCCATATGACCTAACAAAAGGCAGGATAATGTTCCGCCTTTGAAAACTAAATAAAAAATATTTTTCTTCGCACTTAGAAGCCGGTTCTTGGTTGGTGGCTGATTAGTACCGTCACGGGTACAAGGCACAAACTAAGAGAGTCGTGGGTGGTCTGAGTAGGATTTGGAAATGTAAGGTTGCCTGGAAGCCGTGAAGTCGCGAGACTTATCTGAGCGGTAGGGCGAAGGGTCAAGCAGGACATCAGTGATGCAGCCCTTGGGAGTAAAATCTCCCCGACTTGTTGAGAGGGAAGTAGCTAGCCCTTGAGAGTTGTGACCGAATAACATGACTAAAATCTAAAAGGTGAAGGGAGTGATGCCCCTTCCCGCCAAGAATCGGCTTGTGAGTGTGAAGAAAGTATTTTGGAGGAAAGGCAAAGTTGAACTTAAATTTATAAGTTTCGGTTAACTCTACATAGTTAACCATATGTGTACTAAACACCCAGAAAGTAAAACATATCTCGAAAAAACGAGATTAGGCAAACAAATAGAACGATGTTCTAAGTGCAGATCCGAAAGAGTTGCAAAATCCAGAGTTAAACAAATTCAGAAGTTGAAAAATTATTTTGGTGGTAAATGTATAAATTGTGGATATAATAAATACCTTCAGGCTTTAGATTTTCATCATAAAGATCCTACTCAAAAAAAATTTGGTCTATCTGATAATAGAAGTGGCCGAAGTCTTAAAAAAATGATAGAAGAAGCTCAAAAGTGTATTCTTGTTTGTTGTAGATGTCATCGAGAAATTCATATTGAAATGGAAAAATAATTTTGGCAGGAAGGTACTGCTGGTTTGTGCCGCTTGGCTGTTAACCGTGGGTCCGAAAGGTTCGTTTGTAGGTTCGACACCTACTCCTCCAGTGAATTTGAGTCCGTAGCACAATTGGCAGTGCAACTCCCTCTTAAGGAGAAGGTTGCGGGATCGTTGCCCGCCGGTCTCACTCTAACTCCGTAGATATGGGTTCGATTCCCATCCAAGAAAAACAAGTACCGTAAGGGAAGACATAACCAGAATAGAAGTAATCCTAGCGATGAACCGAATAGTAGGTCTGAGTTTACAGGTGTGTACCGGCCGGGAAACCCATCCTGAAAATGTGTACCGAAACCAAAAAATGCTGGTCTTGGTAGTTTAACGGAAAAACGACGGACATATTTTGGTTTTGACGGTTTTACTTAAGAAACCGTTGGGTTAGTGGGACACCGTTTACTTGTCGTAAAACCACGTGTTGCAGAACCGGTTGTCTAGGCCAGACGACTAGTAGTGTATAAAGCACAACGGAATTGGTATCCGGGGGAGTTAATCTGCAAACATTCCACTCTAGCACTCATGGTGAGGAGTTAACAAAAAATGTACTATCAACCATATTTAGGAATATGGAAAAAATAGCAAAAAAATGCGTTCATCATGGTGTATGTGAACATTATTACTACTCTGATAAACGCGGTCGATTAAAAACTAAGTGTTGTAAATGTAACACGATAGCGGTACAAAAACGAAGAGACAAACTAAAGGAGTTGGCGGTTGCTCATTTGGGAGGAAAATGTATCGAATGTGGATATTGTAAATCTATTGCTGCTTTAGAATTTCATCATAAAGATCCCAATGAAAAGGATTTTGGAATATCGGCTAAGGGCCATACAAGAAGTTGGGAACGAGTTAAAGTAGAATTAGATAAATGCGTACTTCTCTGTGCAAATTGTCACAGAGAAGTACATGCAGGAGAAAGATTACCAACTTGGTAATCTGTTCCAAGGTAGCTCAATTGGTAGAGCGTCCGGCTGTAGGAAATTCGGATTTATGTCCGTGCTTCAAAAGTAAAATTTCCGCGAGTAACCGGGTGGTTGTAGGATCGTGCCCTACCCTTGGAGTTTAACCGAAATCAGCCTGGTTCGATCCCAGGGGGTGGAGTCTCATAATATCCACATTTTTATACATTTGTTCAAAATAAAACAATAATATATTTATTCTAGAGAGGTTTTATGAAAAAGATGATGGTTTTAAAGGTTCCGACAGGTACGAACCCAAGGGTATCGAAAAAGATTGCAAAGCAGACTAAGAAACTGCATGAAAAGCTCTGCGGTAAGGGCTCCTGTGAGGTTGTTGTCCTGGAAGAGGGCATGGAGCTTTATATTGTGAGCGAAGAAGGTGGCAACGACTGGGCGGGGTGGTCAACCCTTAGAAATGGACCTGTAAATCCTGGTAGTGCCACAAACGGAGTCTAAACCAAAAAAATTTTGTCGGACTAGTAGAAGTAGAACGCGGGATTGCGCTGGGGCACCGGCAAGAACCCGAAATGTTGGTTCATACCCAACGTCCGGCGTTGTGCGAGGGTGGGAAGTTTGTTGCCTGCGATTAGGCCCGTGGTAAAAGATGGAAAATCGAACCTGTCGAATAACAAAAACAAACCGCACACAATTTTCTGACAAATGCCCTGAGAGGATTACATCCATTATAAGGACGATGTTCTGGTGCGAATCCAGATTCCGCAATTCTTGATGCGGAATAGCTTAAGAGCAGAGCGCGTAAAAAAATATCTTTTCGCCTACTTGTTGTCAGAATTTCCCTTGGTAGCTCAGTTGTAGAGCGCATCCCTGAAGAGGATGAGGTAGTGAGGTCGATACTCACCCAAGGGACTTGCACTTCGTCGGAAGTGTGTTAGAGTTAACCTGTTGGAATGCTGTTTGTTAATTAATTTTAAATATGAGAACAGATAAGCGCCAATATAGTGCTATAGCTCAATTGGTTAGAGCGCCGGAGCGTATACCCTCATCCTGATAAGGTGTAGAAAGGTTAATCGGTTTCATGTGAGTTCAATTCTCATCGCTCCGATAAGTATATTTTCGAACCAATGGACTATTTATCTTCATGGAAGATAATGTAATAGTTAAAAGTACGAAAGAAAAAGTAATAGAATTACGATTGCAGGGCAAAACATACAAAGAAATCAAACAACAACTCAAAATTAGTAAAGCAACAATAAGTTATCATCTTAATAGTGTAAATTTAGGTACTGAGATTAAAGCGATGACAAATGATAAAATAGTATCCTTAAACGAATATTATAAAAAACATACCACAAAAGAGTGCGCGAATAAATTTAGTATAAGCGAATTTACGGTAAAAAAATATGTGATGCCAAAAAGAGTTATTTTGACTGACGAACAGCGTAAAATTCTCAATTATCAACGAGTAAAAAAGTATAGACAGACAGTTAAAGAAAAACTGGTTGAATACAAAGGTGGTAAATGTGAAAAATGTAGCTATAAAAGGTGTATCGCAGCTTTAGATTTCCATCACAAAATTCCAGGAGAGAAAGATTTTGGAATTTCACAATTCAGAAATTTAAAATGGAAAACCCTTCTTGAAGAAGTTGATAAATGTATGTTGGTATGTTCAAATTGTCATAGAGAAATCCATAATGGATTTCTTGAAATCTAGTGCTATCCTAATGGCGGTGGATGTTGCTGGTTCAAGCCCAGCTAGCACTATTCCTCTTTGGAAAGAGGCGATCTCGCTATGAAAGAGGTCGCTAATGGGCTCATAGCATAATGGTAGTGCGCCAGCTTAGCTGGAGGATTAGGCTCGAAACCTAATGTTCTCATAATGGTTTGTCCGCAATGTCATTCGCAGATAACATATCCAAAATTCAATGGAGCCGTGGTCTAATGGTTAGGACACTTGCTTGTCAAGCAAGTCGGTGAGGGTTCGAGTCCCTTCGGTTCCGTAAAAGTCAAGCTGTAGGGTGGGGATTCAACTTCCCCTGGGCTCGTAAAATGAAAATTGGTTCTTTAGTAAAAAGCAAAAATAAGAATGCTTGTGTGTCCTTGTTTAAAGATAAGAAACAGTTTGATGATTGCTTCTGGCAAGGAAGCACTCCGTTCAATGAAGCCGGATGGCAAGTGCTAAATCCAGAAGATTATTCCTTGGTCCTAGAATTAGGAATTAATTGGGATGGAACGGAAATGATGAAAGTGTTTTCTTTGAGAGATCAGAAAATCTTTTATTTGAGTACTTTTGAAGTAAGTCAGGTTTCTTGACAGAGTAGATTGTTGCCCTTTCAAAAAGGCAATGAATTAGTTGGACGAAGGATGCTTCCTTGATAGTTCGTTTCAAATAACGAAAAGAATGGGGGCACCATGGGCGGGAGCGTAACCCCAAAATAAGATTGTAAGTTAAAAGGTAATCTCAAACACTTTCATTGATTCTTACAGGTCTACTCTTTCAAGGTACATTCGGGAATCGTCTAATGGCAGGACGGGAGACTCTGACTCTCCTAATGAAGGTTCGACCCCTTCTTCCCGATTATGCGCCAGTGACCCGAATGGCTAAGGGCTCCGTCTGCAAAACGGATAGAAAGTGCAAGTTCGACTCTTGCCTGGCGCTGTGACGTATACTTAAAGAAAAGTATATGACGCCGGCTGCTCTTACCATATTTTTCTGGGTACTCAGCATTTTTGCTGCTTGTGTGTCCTTTACAAATCACTGGTTCTTATCCAAGGGGAAACTTAATATTTCCTATCCCCTGATAATCGTAGCCTGTACCTGTTACATTATCGTAGAGACTATCCTAGCTCTTAGGGATCCGGTTCAGCTTGGCATCCTGGTATTTAACCTAACAAATCTGTGGGCCATAATAATGGCTACAAAGGGACTTATGAGGCTCCGTAAGGAGGAGGAAGAAAATGGAAGAAATAACCCAAAATAATTTTCACACCAAAATCAAAAACGGTATAACTCTTTTGGATTTTTATGCCTCGTGGTGTGCTCCATGTAAACTGCAAAAGCCTATCCTTGAAAAATTTGAAGCCGAGAACAAGGACGTAAATGTCTATTGTGTAGACATTGACGACAATCAGGAACTTTGCTATAGTCTAAAGATAAAATCTGTACCTACTCTTATTTGGTTTAAAAATGGGGAAATGGTACAGGTAGATATAGGACTTAAAAAAGAATCCCAAATCCTTGAAACTCTAGAAAAATTAAAATAACACCTCTTTGCCCAGGTGGCGGAACCGGCGATACGCGCTGGCCTCAGAAGCCAGTGGGAGTAAAATCCCGTGCAAGTTCGAATCTTGTCCTGGGCATATATTTATACAAATATATGTGTGCCTTGAGGAGAAGAGTGGGATGGGTAAAAAAATAATAGGACTTTTGTTCATAGGTTCAATATTCTTGTCTGGTTGCGCCCCAATTACGGCGGCAGAGGCAGCAGAACAAGGTTTGTATACCAACCCGGACGACGAAGATAGGGAAGAAACCGTTATAATTCCAGGGACTTTTCCTACCTTGGACTCAAGTCTATACGGGGAAAACATTCTTACATCCCCCATCGAAAGCCCTCCATGCGAGTGCCATTTTGAGGTTCTAGAGGAAAATGGGCTTATTTGCCTGCAGATGACTTGCTCAGAAAGTTGCCCTCCAAGGACCAGAGAATGTGCCTCGACCATAGGCGGCTGCACACTTTCTAGGTAATAATTTTTGCGCTAAATAAATAATCACCTGTCCAGGTGGTGGAAAGGCATACACACAGGTCTAAGGAGCCTGTACCGAAAGGTTTGAGGGTTCAAGTCCCTCCCTGGACATTTTTTTGGGTCCTTGGTGCAAAGGAAGCATACTTCCCTACGAAGGAAATTCTATATTCGTAGACGCTATTTATAGCGATGAAGAAATGTTCAAGATGTCAAGTTGAAAAATCAACTTCTGAGTTTAGAAAAAATTCTAGTCGAAAAGATGGTTTGCAAAGCGCCTGTAGTGAATGTCATAACAAGTATACGCAATCTCATTATAAAAACAATAAAGCTTATTATGTAAACAAGGCATCACAAAATACCGAAAAATATAAACAAATTATTCGAGAGTTGAAAGAAAAAACTCCTTGTACGGATTGTGGTAAAAAATATCCGTATTATATAATGGATTTTGATCATGTAAAAAATAAAGAATTTAGTATTGCGACATTAATGTCTGCGGGCCGTTTGAAAGTAGCTTTGGAAGAGATAAAAAAATGTGAAATAGTATGTTCTAACTGCCATAGAGCAAGAACACATGCCCGCATGGCCTAACGGAAAGGCACCGGTCTACGAAGCCGGATTTTATGTAGGTTCGAATCCTACTGCGGGTGTTTTGAGAGAAGTTCGAATCTTCTAGGACCTGCTTTAGCAACATACTTATTGTGGGGTGCCTTATTTATGTCAACGTTTAGAGAGAGAAAAGAAAAGCCTACAATAGACATGTGCTTCCATAAGGAAGCGGGTTCTGGTAATCTTTGCAAACACAAACCAACCTGGAAGCTAAAAGGAGAAAAACACAAATTTAAAGTTTGTGATGAACACCTTGCCTGGGGTATTAGGATTTGTGGTTTGCCCGCAATGGTTGACAAATACGATCCTAATCCCGAAAAAAGTCATTTCGAGGAGTTTAATCCCCCCGAGGTTGCCCACAAGGATTACTCTGGAAATCCAACGATCGTGGGAAAGAAAATCAAGTCCACGTAGTTCAGTGGAAGAATGCAATCCTCCGAAGATTGTGGTCGAGAGTTCAAGTCTCTCCGTGGACGTTACAAGTTTTTTGGCACCGACCACAGGGTTTGGGGCAACGTTTCATAAGCGTTTTGCAGAAGGTTTCGATTACCTTCGGTGCCACTTGACATTCTTTTCGGAGTAGTGTATAATAAGAGTATCAGTAAAATATCAGGGTGTGGGCCAAAGGCGGGTCACTCGGTCTGGAGCCGAGACTATGTGGTTTCAAAATCCACCACCCTGACTAAGTGAATAGAAAAACAGGGTATAGCTTAATCTGGTAAAGCGTCGCGTTTGGGTCGCGAAAAGTGGGAGTTCAAATCTCTCTACCCTGATTTAATGTTGCTGCGAAATAAAAACATCTGGACGTAGGGTAATGGTAGCCCGCCTGTTTCGGATACAGGAGATTGTGGAGGTTCAAGTCCTCCCGTTCAGACTATAGAATACTCTTATCAAGAAAGAGGATATCATGTCAGTTAAAAACCTTAGAAAAATGACCGGAATGCCCATTGCAATGTGTGCCTCTGCCTGGAAAGCCTCCGGGGAGAACCTTGACAAGGCTGTGGAAATTCTTAAGTCCAAGGGAGCGGCAAAGGCAGAAAAATTGAAAGACAGGGATGCCAAGGCGGGATATTTTGCCGTGTACCGGCATCACGATGGCAAGAACGTAGCTGCTGTCGCCCTTGCCTGTGAGACTGACTTTGTTAGCAAAACTGCTGAGTTTAGGGCCCTGGCTGATGAACTTGCCATGCACCTGGCTGCATCTGATGGCTTTACGCTCAAGGATGATTTTCTTGAGTCCGAGCTAATATCCAGGCAGGATAGGTCTACTTCCGTTAGGGAGGTTATCAATGAACTTTCTGCCAAATCTGGAGAAAAAATCGACATTCATATCTGGTGGTCGGGTTCGATCTGAGTATTTAGTCTTTAGGTGACCAACCAAATAAAAGAAACATTCCTAAAAATAGTAAGAAATCCGGTTTTAAACCTCGGAATAAACGTTTTTATGTTTCTTTTGAATGGCGGTGCCTGTATTACTCAGTACTTGACAGGCAACCTGATCCTTGCTAATATACTCCTCATGTCAACGGTGTCTTGTGTCACGGCAGTCCTTTATTGGGCTTTTGTCGTCTGGGACAAGAAAAACCTAAAATTGAACCATGAAACATAAAAAACACTGGTATAAGCAGACGGTTGATCTTTGCCCGGTTTGTGGTAGACTTTCTGTCTATAGGGAAAGAATTTACGGCAAAAAGCCAAAGAGTCACTCCAAGAAATATCTTACGAGAGAAACTTATGACTACTGCATTGAACGAGGATATTCCTAAGAAAGAGCAAATTGCATAATACGGTTGATGGTGCCGAGCACACGCGGCACGGTAAATGGGTCGAGGAACTTCAGGACGGCATTGCTTTCAAGGTAGGAGACCTTCAAAAAGAGGTTATTTGAACTACCGAGGTCGCAAGTACAAATAAGCCATAGCCGGTGAGCAAGGCAATGATTGGCGGGTAGTACGCTTAGACTAATGTGTGTTTAGAAACAAAATCCTGGGTATGAGCATCATCAACTGTAATATCACACGCACGATTAACTCAGCGGCTAGAGTACCTCGTTTACCATAACAAATATGGATGTTTAGCTCAAAGGTAGAGCAGCGTCTTTACACGGCGTTGGTTGCTGGTTCAAGTCCAGCAACATCCATTTTTATTGATAAAATATTTTTAACGTATTGAAGATATTTTCCAGCATTTATTTCTTTGAAATATTTCATTGAACTAGTATCAATAATGCAAAGCTCAATTTCATTTTCAAGACATGCTTGAAATTTTCTGTTATCGTTATTTTGAATTTGACTTAGTTTTTCTGGTCCAAATATAGGTTCATAGTGGAAAATTCCGTTAAGTTCAAAGGCAAGTTTCAACGAAGGAATATAAATATCAAGTTCTGAGTTTATGGCATCTTTTCTGTTGAAGTGAAACTCAAGATGTGGATAAGTTTTTTGGAGTTTTGTGGCAAGCCATTTTTCGAGTTTTGAAACCTTTATTCCTTGGGTTTTGTGCGAGTTGTTATATTTGGCAGCACAAGACTTGGAACAGAAAAAATTTCCAGATTTATTTTTCTTTTTTTCAACTTTCCTTTTACGGATAGTTTTCTTGCATTGTTTACATTTACTTTCAAAAGTACCAATTTTTGTTTTGTGTTTTGATACGCACAATGTTGAGCAGGCAACAAATGTAAATTGTTTTTTTCGTTTTATTTGAGGTCTTTTAAAATTTTTATTACAAACTGCACAAACATATTCCATATTTAATAAATATATTTCATATTTCAAATCCCTCATCGTGCATTCTTTTCTGTCCCATACTTACTGGTAATGACTATAAAAATAGATAAACCTTGGGGTTGGTATCAGGTAATATATTCAAGCGATCAATATATTATTAAAATCTTGAGAATAAAGGCTGGTAAAAGAATCAGTCTTCAGAGTCATAAACATAGAGATGAGTTTTGGACAGTAGTCATGGGTTCTGGGATTTATGAGAACTCTGGTCTTGGAATTAGCAACAAGTATCGTTTGAAGGCCGGGTCTATGGTTGGCGTCTACAAAAATGAAAAACATAGACTGACTGCTTCTGAGGATTCAGACATAGAAATTGTTGAAGTTCAAAAAGGAGACTATCTATCCGAAGATGATATCACAAGATATCAGGATGATTTTGGTCGTATAACATGAAAAGAACAATAGAAAACAGGAAAGTAAAAGGGACTTTGGTTAATACCGTAGAGGTACCGAGAAATGATGGTGCCGACTTGTTACCAACCTCTTATGTTCCGACTAGTAGAAATAGATTTTTATTTCAAATGGAAGGAATTGATTCCTATGTTGTTCTTTCCGTCAAGGTACCGCAAATAAGATATGCTCAAAACAAACTTGTACCAGATGGAAGACTTGAATTAAGAATTCACGACTCCGATGATGAAAATGGGGCAGCGAAGATTCTAAATATCCTAACAGGGGGTTCTAAAAAACCGGCAACTCTAAAACTTCTGAGTCAAGTCGGTATGGTTCTAAAATCATTTAGAATGAACCTTACCCCATATAACGTAAACTTTGGGGAATATAATTACAATTCCTCTTCTTTCGTAGATATTTTAATACAGTTTGATGTTGACTCTATCGCCCTTGTGTGATAGATTTCTTTCTATGTGGTGGCTATGATGTAATGGTTTAGCATAAATGGCTGTGACCCATTTTGTGTCAGGTTCAAGTCCTACTAGCCACATTAGACAAAAAAATAACAAAACATAAACACTTCCGAGTAGACTAACGGTAGGTCCCCTGACTTTGATTCAGGTTTGTGTTGGTTCGAATCCAGCCTCGGAAATAAAATGGCAAGAAAAAAATCAAAAAAAATAGATAAACTTGACTTTCAATCAAGATTGAAGGAACTTGATAATAACTCTCTTGTTTCAAAAGAGGCGACCGTCCTTGTCACGGATCTTATAAAAGAGCTACAGTTTGTCGATTATAACAAAAAGAATATTCAAGACAGATTGAACGAGGTTATGTCTAACCCTCACATTGTACAGTTTTTTAAAATAGAAGAAATATCTCAAAAACTTGATCGGGTGGTCTCCGACCTAGAAAGACTCGAAAGAAAAATAGAAAATATTGAGTCTGATAGAAGCTATAGCGGGTACTATAGCGAATATCATTGACATAACACTGAATGGCTCTATCGTCTAATGGTTTAGGATACAAGATTTTCAATCTTGCTGATGCGGGTTCGAATCCCGCTAGAGTCACTTAAAAAATGATAGAAAATTTCAAAACACGAGAAGAATATTTTAAGCATCTCGATGAAATGAAAACTAGGGAATTTATAGAAGTCCTACAGGATGCCCTAACGGAAGACGCTACAGATTTTCTTGCCTATTTTATGAAGGCAACTAAGGGAAGATATAGTCCAGAGGAAATTACAGAATTTCTTGATGAACAGGGAATTCCATCTTTCTTTAGGAATAGGGAATTCCGTACAAGACCTTTCCTGCCTACGTTAGAAGATGTAACGGTTTTTAAAACAAAGACAGAAAAATAAAATTTATCTCTATATATGTGCCTCTTGACAAGGTACTTTGGTGTGCTAAAGTCTAAGTGGCTCTAATAGAGAAAATAGTAGTAGGTGGCCAAAATTCTGTGCTGAAACCAAACCGCACGGAGCCTGCTCCTAAAGATAGAGACAAAAATCTACCAATTAAGGAGTAAACAATAATCATGGCTACCAATAAAATTCTACCTACTTTTCGTCGTCATCACATGGTTCCGAGGCCCATTTGGTCGGACGCATATACAATCAACGGCTACAAACTTGAAAGTGTTGAGGCTACCGAAAATTCGGTCTACTACGGCACCTATCGCAAGTTCCCCCTAAAGGCCGAACCTGCTGTTTATGAGCAGCATGATCTTCGTATTTTGTTTGCCGGATTGCAGTCTGTGTGTGACATGCTCTTTTACGAGCCCTACACTCACAAGGAAATTGATGACTCTGTAGAGTTTCTCAAGGGTCGCAAGGCGACGGCTTTTGGCTTCAAGGACTGGGAATTCCCGGAAGCCTTGTGGCGACGAGTGGTGGATGAGTGTGACGGTTACCTTCCCTTGAAGGTTGAGGGCATTCCAGAGGGCGGAGTTGTTTACCCCGGGGAGCCATGTATCCGTGTCTCTGCCACGAAGCCTGGATTTGGTCCTCTTGTTCCTTGGTTCGAGAGCACCCTCCTTCATGTGTGGTCGGCTTCTGAGCGCCTTACTGCTGCTCGCCACTTCCTTAAGTGGGCATACAACGAAATCCGCGAACTTGAAATGCCAAGCGTTTCGGATGAGCAGTGCATGTTTTGGGCTCGGTTGATGGTCCATGACTTCGGCGACCGTGCAGCAGCATGTCCTCAGGAGTCTGAATTTGTAGCCAAAGTTCATAACTACGTGTGGTTTGGTACCGACACTTTCCGTGGTGCTTACCAAAACTGGAAGAATGGCGCAAATCCTGCAATGGGTTCCTCGGTAAATGCTCTTGCCCATCGACTTGTTCAGGGTTTCGAAAATGAATTCGACTGCTACCGCCAGATGTACGAGGTTGCTGAGAATGGCGAATTCTTGTCGATGGTTGCAGATTGCTACGACTATTGGAACGCTGTTGAGAAGTGTCTGATTCCTCTAGCCCTGGATGCAAAAGCCAAGGGCAATGGAAAAATTGTCGTGGCTCGTCCTGATTCCGGCGATAGCGTTGAAATGGTTGTCGGAACGCTCAATCGTGCAAAGGCTGCTGGACTTATGAAGCCGGTGGAGACGAGGATTAATCGTCCAATGTACGAAAGTACCAATCTTCGATTCATTGTTGGAAACGGTGAAACGTTCGACACGATTCGTGCAATTATTCGTGCGTGCATTAATGAAGGCTTTGTTCCTTGGCGCTGTGGTATTTTCGGCGTTGGCGGACACCTTCGTAACAACATTAACCGTGACCACATGAGCACGAAGTTTGCTTTGTGCGCCGTTGGCAAAGATAATCGTCCGGTTATCAAGCTTTCGGAAGAAAAGGGCAAGGGTACTCTTCCCTTGGTTAAGGTTTGTCGCAATGAACTTGCCCGCAAGAGCGGCATTACAGTTGCTCTACCTGGAGAGCCCTATGGTCAGGATGCTCTTGTAACCTACTATGACGGCTCTGCGGAGGCTCCTTTTGGTCCTGGCTTCCTGGACGACTTTAACACCTGTGAGGCAAGGGTCATAAAGGGCTTTGATGAAATGCCAAAGGTAGCCGGTCATACGACTACGGCCGTGGATAATCTGGTGAAAGAAATAACCCAGAGGTATCGCAGCACAGTCCGCGAGCGCGTATGAAGGTTTTCGTACAACGAAATCAGTTTAATACCGATTGGTTAGATATTAATTGTTTCTCGGCAGCTTCCTGGTTTCATCAAATGGGCTGGGAAGTTGTCCCTTTCGCCAACATCGAAGAAATTCGAAACAACATAACAAAAGAAACTCCTGTCGTTGGCGGGATTGGATATGTCAGGAAGGCAATTGAAATTCTTGGGTGCAAGCCGCCAGAACCAATTGATATTCCAGATTGTCTAGCCGTTTTTACTCATAGGAAAATATGGACGACTACCTTAGGAGATATTCACCTTAATGAGGATAAGTGGCCAGTTTTCATTAAGCCTAAGGTTGACCACAAGATTTTCACAGGGCACGTTGTTAAAAGTTTCTTAGAACTTCTGAAAACGTCCCATCTTCCAAAGGACATGCCAATCTTGGCGAGTGAAGTAGTTTTCTGGAAAAGCGAATACAGATGTTTCGTTCTAGACGGAGAACTCCTTGACGTAAGGCGTTATGCCGGCTCTGTGGAGTGGTACCCGAGAATTGAACAAGTTCAAAAAATGATTAAGATAGCGACCCCTGTGATGCCGGTAGCCTATTCAGTGGATGTCGGTGCCATGCTTGACTCCCGAGAGAGAATGTGGGATACTGCTCTCATAGAAGTAAATGATGGATTTTCTCTTGGAACCTATGGACTTCGTTCTCCTTTACAAGTTAAAATGTTACTTGCCCGCTGGAAAGAAATGGTAAAATGACCGAATACGAAAAATTTCTTGCAAGGTTTGTACAACAGTACGAAAATCAAAAAAAGATTGTTGCCGTTATTTGTGGCGGAGGCGTGAGTTTTTCTAGGATTGCAATGACCCCAGGGTCAAGCAAAATCTTGGACGCAATCTGGATGCCTTACAGCGAGGAAGAAACCATTTCCTGGCTTGAGAATCGCAACATGGAGTCTACTGCATTTCAAAATGCGGCAGTTGGAGGCTGGGCCGCAAAGGAATTGTGGGATGCTTTAGATTATATCCACAAAGAGAAATCTCTCAAACTTAGCATTACTGCTGCTCTCACAACAAATCGTCCACGAAAAGGAGATAACAGAGCATATATTGGAGTCGAGAGGGAATTTAATACAGGCGCAATTTATAAATTGTCCTTCGACAAACTTCCAGAAGAAATATATACCGACTCTATTGTTCCCTGGGCAGAACAAAAGATTTTTAACAAGAGAAAACAAGAAGACGAAATGGTCGCGATGGTCGCCGTTAAGCTTTTAACGGGATTTGAAAAAGAAACACTACAGGAACTTTACGACAATGGACAACTTGAAAAAGTGCTATGAACAGTTAGTTGAAAATCCGTATGAAATTTTTATGATTCGTTCCGATGGGCAGATTGCCGAAAAGGAACAGCTTTTAAATATGGCAAATGAGGATCTGGGCGAGAAATTCCCTTCGCAAGAACTTCATATTTTTCCAGGATCTTTTAACCCTCTGCACTTTGGTCACAGAATTATCTTTAACCAAATTTTTTCCTTCAAAAAGGTGTTTGAAATTTCCTTGTCTAGGATTGGAAAGCCTAACCTCTCCCTTGAGGAACTAAAACAAAGACTGGACCAGTTTACGTGGTATGCCCCGGTTGTTGTTACAGATGCCCCTAGATTTATTGAAAAATGTTCTGTGTTTCTAAACTCTGGTATAAAAAATTTCACCTTTCACATTGGTGTTGACACAATTCAAAGAATGAGGGATGACTATGGAGAGGTTGGAATTAGAGGACTCCCAGCCCGGTTCTCTGTATATGACAGAGACATGGGAAACGGTATTCTAAAGTATCCAACCTCCGAGTTTAGGCATAAAATTTCAAACGTCAGCAGAAATCCATCTCAACCACCGGATGAATTTCTTGGATACTCTAGCACAAAAATAAGAAACTCCAAAAAATGACCAACGAATATATACAATTTTCTCTATCGAAGGAAGAGTCAGCAAAAGCTGTTATATGGGTAAAAAATCACGACTGTATAAAGCGCGGTAAGCCCACCGGGGCGATTGGCGGAGGAATCACGTATGAATTAACCCCAACTTCCATTGGACTTATTTGTGTTGTAAAGTGTTGGTGTGGACAAAAGATAGACATAACAGAATATGAAACCTGGTAGCAAAAGGAAATAATTTGGCCCATTAGATTAATCGGCAAGATCAGAAGATTCTCAATCTTCAGGAAAGAGTTCAAAACTCTTATGGGTCATGTGGAAGAGTAACCGTATAGGCATGACGGCGACGCCTCGAAAGCGTATGGGTGGTGAAAACCACTGGGGATCGAGACCTCACTTTTCCGTATATGAAAATAGTTCAAGGTAAAACTTTTGGGCTTTGGCGCAACAAACTAAGAGAAGAGGTTGTTGAATATCTAAAGGATATTGAAAATAGAAAACCTGTGTTCAATAGAATAAAGACGATGGTAAAAGGAGCAGTTGTTCTATTTTTAACCAGAAAAAACTTAAGAAAATAATAAATGGTGAGTAAACCGGCCGGGGTGTCGGGCTATCCTGGAAAGTTAGTCGTAGGGGCAACTCTATCTGGATCGAGACCAGTGCTCACCGTCAAGGACACAAATGAAAAACAATAAGAAATCTTTTAACGTTTTCAAATTAATTGGAATGAAAGAAAAAAGCGCAATTAATCTTGCTAAGAAAAATGGATTTATTGTTATCCTTCCTGGAATGGTGGTTTCTTCCGTTTTTGTACCAAACAGACTTTCCTTCAAAGTGGATAAAAATGGAATTGTCTCTGAAGTAAATATCGGATAATATCTTGGAAGATAATCTCGTCTCTTGGTGACGAGCCTTGTTTGCTAAACAAGTGGTGCCTCTGTAAAGGGGTATGGGGTTCGAGCCCTCTGTCTTCCGTAATAAAAACAAATACATATGACACTCGGAATTTTAATGGTACTTATTTTAGGATTAGTCTTTTGGCTTGACTGCCTAAGGAATGATGTTAAGTTAGTGTTGTCGAAGAGAGGCAAATAATTAAGACCATGAAACGCTTTCATGTAGTTCGTAAACAGGATATTTCTGGCATCTCTGGAAACGGTTATGTCGCAGAAGGTTGTAAGTTTACAGACGGCAGTGTTGTGGTAAGATGGAGAGTCCCTAACAAGCCCTCAAGTATGGAATTTCACGATACCATTGCAAGCTTTCTTGAAATTCATGGTCACTCTGGTGCGACAGATGTAGAGTGGGTTGATAATTACGACGAGAAAGACGAAAAATAAAGTTCCTTTGCTTCCGTAGACGAGGCAGCCTTCTAAGCTGTTATCCGTAAAAGGATCTGAAAATGTTGGTTCGACTCCAACCGGAAGTGCTACAAAAAAAAGAACTTTGGGCTCATGGTGAAAGGGAAAATCACGGAAATCTCCTAAGTTTCAATTCCAGGTTCGAATCCTGGTGGGCCTGTTAAATAATTGCAAGTTCGAGTCTTGCTAGGGACGTAAAGATAATGTGGCAATGTTCTAAATGTGATGCCTGCCAGGCAGATCCCAAGGCAAATGCTGAGCATATTGAAAAATGTAAGGCAAAATCTAAGCCATCTATAGTCGGGTGGCAGGGACTAAGTTTAGACGGGATTCCTGTTTCCAAGGCTGCGAAAGTTCCTCTTTCTGAGCTTTATGAGAAGTGGAAAAATATCCAAAACTCTGCCGATAACACAAAATAATAGTATTGCGGGCGTAACTCAATGGTAGAGTGCAACCTTGCCAAGGTTGATGTTGAGGGTTCGAGTCCCTTCGCCCGCTTAGAAACAAATATGCGCTTTTATCCAACATACAACTATATCTTAGTAGCCAAGGAAATCCCTGTCCAAAATGACTCTGGAATAATAAGGCCGGAGTCCTCGGAACAAAAATTATTTGTGGCCTGGTTATTGAAATGGGGCCAAGTGTTTGGGCTGGTGGAAAAATATGCGTAGGAGATAAAGTCGTTTTTCAAAAAATGTTTGGTATTCCAATCAAGTGCAACAACTCAAGCGCAGAAGAACACTTTATAATTCAAAAGGAACACGTCCTTGGTAAAATGATAGAATAACACAACGCCACCATCGTCTAATGGTTTAAGACACGCCCTCGGTAAGGGTGTGATTCCAGTTCAACTCTGGATGGTGGCTTTTGGATAAAGACAAGAATATGGACGAACGACTTAAAAGCCTAAGTGACAGGGGAGCGGATATAACAATAAAACTCCGCAAGCAAAATGCCTTTGTGCAAATTAGGTATGAAAAAGAAACCTATAAGGCTTCTGGTGGAACCTTTGAAAAGGCAGTTGACAGGGTTCTTGAGTCCATTAAAACCGACTCCAAGAACATAAAGGCCAAAAGAAGAGAAAAAGAACATCTTCGTCAGGAAATCATGGAACAGATGGCAGATGAAGAATATGTTAACAGTAATGACTTCTGACATTATCCAAAGAATATTTGGTGCCACTGTAGAACCGCTGGATTCTGACTACCTCGACTATTTCCCTTTACAGGATGGCGATATACCGATTTCCTCTACCAAGACTACCAGACTTTCTCAGTTATCTGGAGGAAGGGCCAGGTATTTCCAGCTTGGAGAGGATTACAAAAGTTTCTTAATCAACAAAATAATGGTAAAGAATGCCCTTCCGCAGGGAGAATGGTACAAAAATAAGCTGACAGACAAGCAGATGAAACCCATTCTTGATTTCCTTGCAAAGGAAATCCCTATAGACGGCTTAAAAACGTCCGTGGATGACTTTGATACCTTCGCCTCCTCCGTGGTAGAAGATTTTGCTGTGATTACCAGGGACCCGGCAACGGGCAAGGATGAGGCGACTCTCCTTCATCTGTGTGCTCCCTCTGACTGGAACGTAGATTGGGCGTTTGAAAAATCTTTTGACTATATTCATAAAAATGTCAAGAGAGGCAATGGAAATCTCGTTATCCAAAGACCCGACAAGATGGTTGAGGGTCTAATAAAGCTGTCTGAACCTGTCCAAAGAGTTGGAAGCGTTTCCTTTAGGCCAAATAACTTTGTAAATAGAAATCTGAAATATGTTTCCGAAGACACTTGGACATGGACAGATGAGCAGAAGGCATTTATTAGATTTGAACGCCAGGTTGTCGTTCCCTTCCCGGAAATAAACTCCTTCATGTTGATTGTTAGGAGCTACTACAATAATCTGTTGGATTCAAGAAGGCTTCCTTTCGCCCTAAAGGCACTTGACAACATAAGTCCAGACGTGTATCATAAAGTGTTCCTTGGTAAGGAATCCAATAATCTTAGAAATTTTCTTCTCCTTAAAGCGCGGGTGTAATTCAGTGGTAGAATGGTAAGAATATATTTACTACCATGAGCAATCAAATAAGCGAGGTTGGTATAGAGGTTTGTGCTTCGGGTTTCCATCCCGACAACAGCGGTTCGAATCCGCTACCTCGCTCTAAAGATAGAAGAATAGGAAAAATAGAGTCCTGTGAAGGCTGCAAGAAAGAATTCTCATCTTACAAACAACATGGGAAGTGGACTCGTTTCTGTACGAAAAAGTGTCGTTTTATTAATAAAACAACAGCCGAGAAAAAAATTCAGATTCGGAAACCTAGAGCTTATTGCCAATGTGGAGTGCCGCTAATTGGGTATAAAAATTTTTCTTGTCGTGCATGTCTAAATTTTGCTCTGCAAAAACAAGTGCTTCAGAAAATGCAAATCACCACTTTAAAAGATATATTGGCGCAATCCGTTAAGTGGAGTTCGAGACATGCATACCAACCAGTTAGAAACTATGCCAAGAAAATGATGAAATATTCTGGCGCAAAAAGAGAGTGTGCGGTTTGTAAATATTCAAACCATGTTGAAGTTTGTCACAAGATAGGAATTGCAAATTTTCCTTTAACTGCAACGCTGGCCGAAATAAACGTGTTCACCAATTTGGTCTTTTTGTGTCCAAACCACCATTACGAATTGGACAATGGGCTATTAAAACTTTAACGTCATGGGTTCGAATCCCATCACCCGCTTTTATGAAAAAACTTATTTTTCTATTCAGCTTGCTGTTGTTTGTTTTGCCCGCTGGATGTGCCGACTGGAACATTATTGTTGGCAGTTATAATTTTACACAGGCGCAAAGAGTTCTTGCCCCCGCTAGAAGTTCTGTTACAGATAGAGCATTCCCGCCAGAGTTAACCAACTGTTCTTCTGAGTTTAGGCCCTGGCATTGTCCTTCTGGAAGATAAATGAAGCACTATCCCACAATTTCTAGTCAAATACAAAGAGATATCGACGTGTATGTCTTTGAGAAACTTGACGGCTCTAATATCAGGGCAGAGTGGTCCGCAAAGAGAGGGTTCTATAAGTTCGGCACCAGGAAACGTCTTCTCGGGGAAGACGACCCTATGTTTGGCGAGGCCATTAGTCTGATTAGGAATCAGGAGGCTGTTCTCTCTAGGATTTTCAAGGAAAATAATTTTGAAAGCATTACAGCTTATTTTGAGTTCCTTGGGCAAAATTCCTTTGCTGGCCTCCACGAGAAAGAGACGCATAGGGTTGTTCTTATTGACGTAGATGTCTTTAAAAATGGGTTTTTAACTCCAAGCCAATTCCTAAAGGCATTTTATGAAAGAGTGGAAATCCCCAAGTTTATTTACTATGGGAAAATAAACTACGAAATAGAAAATCAAATAAGATCCGGGACATTCGCAGGGGCTTCTTTCGAGGGAGTTGTTTGCAAGTCTGCCCCACCCAAGAAGTGGTCCCTGCCTATTTTATTCAAGGTTAAGAATCAAGCGTGGATTGATAAGGTCAAAGAACGTTACGGCCATAGAAATGACCTTTTAGAAGATTTGTTGTAATCGGCTGTACAAGCTAAAATATAAATTGTAGGATAAGTAGCATGATACATTTTTGGTAGATTTTTTCTCGCGGTCCTCCTCTACTAACGATAGTTTTAGGCAATAATTCGTTAGAAATAGTTCGTTTTAGTACAAAGAGGAGAAAATAAATATGTTTAGACCGCAATCGAAAAAAAATCTACGTCCGCTTAAGGCCATAATCAAGGGATGCGCGGAAGAGTCTGCATTGCTCACAAAAAATGCAAGAAAGCTTGTCAAGGAAAAAAAGCAAGCTGTCCACCAGGAGAAAATCCGCCTTGGAATTTATACAAGACACTATAATCTTGTCTATGGATTTCTAAGAGGTATGGACTATAAACAAATCGAGAAAAATAGTAAGTCGAAGGCTATAGATTATTTTGGTAAAATTCCATGGGGTGTTGAGTATATTAGCATTGGAGCCTTGCACGATTTAATATTGATTTACCAATATAATTCTGTTGGAAAATTCATAACTAAGGAAAATCTAAAAGAATGGATAGTGGATGGAAAAAGATTTTTCCTTACCAAGGATGAGAACAAAAGGAGCGTAAAACAACTATGAAATTATATGTTGTTGTTAGGGAAGACCTTTCCCCGGGTTCTCAAATGGCCCAAAGTCTCCATGCTTTTAGGGAATTCGTCGAATATCACCCTGAAATTGAAAAAGAGTGGTATAAGACGAGTAACACGATTGTCATACTTGGGTGCAAAAATGAGAGTGAGCTTGTGCAACTTAGACTAGATGCTATAGCAAGGAACATCAAGTTCTCTATTTTTAAGGAACCTTACCTTGAAGACTCCATAACGTCCATTGCATTTGAGCCCGGATTAAAGACCTCGGAGTTTTTATCCAGCTTAAAATTGGCAGGGCAATTTACCGGTAAAGGGTAATTGTTCGTTCCCATAGGCTAGTGGTGAGCCAACGGCTTCTAAAACCGGATTAGGAGGGTTCGATTCCCTCTGGGAACTAAAAAACATTAAAAGAGTGGTGTACAACTATTTAACCAGGCACTATAGTAAGAATGTCCCGAATGCTATAGGGTTTACATCATATTACGGATAAAAAAACTCTATAATTCTTGTCGGGGCGCTACCAAAAATAAATACTAAAGGGAAATTCGGATTAAGGGAGACGAATTTAAAATAAATTTCGGCGAATGCCGCAAGGATTACATCTAGCAAAAAAAATCTTTGCAAACTTTGTCGCCACCAATTTTACATAAAGTCAAAAGGAGACGAAATACATCATGGCAAACAAAAACATTTTTAAGTCCGCTGGCACGACTCTTCCTGCTGCAGACACCACGAACTTGGCTGGAGGAAAAGCCTACAGCATGACAGACAAACATGCTCTTGCACAGTTTGCCTGCACCGGTATGTTCGGAAATACCTTCTATTCGGATGCTGTTAAGCAGCTTGAGGAAATTAAAAGCCTTGTCAACAAGGTTGACACGGCCTTTATTTCGAGCCTTGCTGTGTACTCTAGAAATTCTGCCTTTATGAAGGATATGCCGGCATTTCTTCTGGCTACACTAGCCGCTAGGGACATCGACATGTTCAAGATTACCTTCCCAAAGGTAATGGATAACGGAAAGATGGTCCGCAACTTTGTTCAGATTATGCGTTCGGGTGTAACCGGTCGTAAATCTCTTGGAACTGCTCCAAAGCGCATGATTGAGAAGTGGCTGGAAACCAGAAGCGACAATCAGATTTTTAACGACTCGGTTGGTAATGACCCGTCTCTGTCGGACATTATCAAGATGGTTCACCCACGTCCAGAGACAAAGACGAGGGAAGCTCTATATGCCTACATTATGGACAAGAAGCACGATGCTTCTGTTCTTCCTGGCATCGTTCAGGAGTTTGAGGCATTTAAGGCTGCTATGGCCAACAAGAACCGTAATTTTGGAGAAGCCAAGATTCCAAATGTCAATTTCCAGATGCTTACGGCACTTCCTCTAGCTACGGCAGAGTGGGAGTCTATTGCCAGAAATGCAAAGTGGCAGATGACGAGAATGAATCTTAATACCTTCGCTCGCCACGGGGTTTTCAAGAATTCTGAAATTGCTAAGCTTGTAGCTGACAGGCTTCGTGACAAGTCTCTCGTTGAGAAGGCCAAGGCTTTCCCATATCAGCTTTTCACGGCATACCTTAACACTGAACAATCTACAGACATTCCGCAGAGCGTAATAAATGCCCTGCAGGATGCTATGGAGCACTCTATTGAAAACGTACCAACGTTTTCTGGTAAAATCTTTGTCGGCGTAGATATCTCCGGTTCCATGGATTCTTCCGTGTCCGGTTATCGTGGTTCTGCCACCTCTAAAACCTCCTGTCGTCAGGTGGCTGCTCTTATTGCTTCCGCAATAAAGCGTAAGAATGAGGAAACTGAAGTATTTACTTTCGACACACAAGCTAAGCCTGTTAATCTAAATGGTCGTGATTCCGTTATGACCAATGCTAGAAAAATTGCTACGCCTGGCGGTGGTACTGATTGCTCCTCCTTTGTTAGACTGCTTAACGAAAACTCCCGTAAGGGCGATCTCGTGATTGTTGTCTCCGACAATGAGTCTTGGTATGATCGTGGTAACTATCATGGTCCGGCCACGACTCTTATGAGCGAGTGGCAGAAGTTCAAGAATCGCAATCCTAAAGCAAAGCTGGTTTGCATTGACCTTACGCCAAATACAACAGTTCAGGCCCCGGATGCAAAAGAACGCCTTAATGTAGGTGGATTCAGCGATGCTGTATTCACCGTAATTGATGAGTTCGTTAAGGGAACTGGCGAACCTGAATATTGGGTTAAGAAAATAACAGAGTTTGATGGTGCTTCTCGGTCGGTAGCGTCTACGACGGAAACAGACGACGGCAACAAGCTAGAATAATTTGCACCATTAAAATGTCCTGCTATACTACTTAGTGGGACATACTTGCTCCTTTCGTACAACGGCCAAGTACACTGCTCTCGTACAGCAGAAATTTGGGTTCAAATCCCAATGGGAGCTTTAAATGATACCTTCTAATACTTTAGCAGATTGTAGCCCCGTAGAAAATGCCTACATGGCTAAGAAGTCGGAAGAATTCCTGGAGATATTCCTAGAGATATCCAAGTTGCTTTCCACTAGAAAGATGGTGAAGCTCAAGATATCGAAGGAACAGGAAAATAATTCCATTTGGCTTGATCCCTCCATCCGTACAGAATATTTCAAGCTAATGGACGCCAAGATGCCCGTTCAAGAAATCTTTTCTGTCTATGAAAGATGGTTTAACCAGCTTTACAATCTAGCAATTATAAACGAGCAAAGATTGCACAAAAAGAAAATTGCTGCCCACATGGCAGAAATATTAATCATCTGTGCTTCTTTTGAAAAGGTATTGTCCCAGGCGGCTAATGGTAAGCCCGTCGCGCCACCATCCCAAAAAAATGATGGCGGTGGTGACGATGGCGGTGGTGACGATGGCGGTGTAGACCAACAGTAAGCCGTTCAACCCAATCCGCTGCCGACTCCCGGATCTCCTGGTTTTCCGTAACCAAACAAAGAACCGGTGACATTTGCCCCGTAGATTGCAGAGGCGGTAAGAACAGGGAAAGACTTATTTTCTATCATGGTAAGGCCAACGCACATGGACATAGCCACAGTTCCAACGTCTGATCTTATATACACTTCTTTGCACCTAATGTCAAAATTTACCCATGAGCCCCCGCCCTTCACAAGGGCATAGTTGCTTCCATTTACTCCGTTTAGACTGAATCCTAGGCGGACTCCATCTGTTGACCCGGTGCCTCCATAAATGCTTATGTGGTTGGTAACATAAGGAAATTCTACCTTAAAGGGAGTTGCCGTTAAAACTGAACTGGTAACCCAGGGCAATCCAGATGCCTGATATTCGCCAACGTTATTTGCTCCTGAGCGGGAATTGCCGTATGTCATGTATTTGCCTTCTTATGTATTAAGTATGTTTTAGTAAATATACTTAAGTAAATACAGAGGTTTAAATGCTTCCATTACAAAAACCTGAATTATCTGAGAATATTGCAGTTGCAAGACTGCTTGAAAGTGGTTTGGCCATGTTTCCTGGAGAAAAATATGCGGAACTGGCAGTTGTTATAGGCTCCCTTAGAGGTCTGGCAATTCTTCACCAGGTCCATCACTGGCAGGCTTCTGGACCTACATTTTATGCCGACCATCTTCTTTTCGAAAGAGTGTATGGCGTAGCCAATGAAGACATAGATGGACTTGCGGAAAAAATGGTAGGGCTTGGGATTGGCAGTTTGGCCAACTTTTCAAAGCATGTAATAAATCTTAGCTCTTTTCTTAAAGCCGTAAAAGAGCATTCCACGAGTGAGGACTTTGCCAGAAAGTCTCTAGAGGCTGAGCAGTTATTTATACAGCTTATTGAGGCAGTCATGGACAAACTTGAAGCCCAGGGTCTCCTTACCAGAGGACTTGAAAACCTTCTTGGTGGCATTGCCGACAAACATGAGGGAAATGTTTATCTCTTGAAGAGAAGGGTTGTTGGATAGTTTTTATTCTTCTAGGTCTTTTAGATCCCCGAAGAAATATCCAAAGGAATTTACCTCAATTATAAGTGACTTTTTTACTCGCTCCGTAAGTGAGAAAAAATCTAACTTCATCAAGGAATTTTTATCTTTTCTTTCTACCCAGTCAATCTCATCAGGCTGATTGTTTCCTTGTATCATTTGCCAGCCCCATTCCAGAATTCCCTTTTTCTTAGGATTTCCGTAGGAAACTTTAAGCAATAATATCGTTCCATAGGAACACTCGTAAAGGTTTCCTACCTTTGGAACAATATCCGAGTAGACTCCCGGCGGCAAATAATCAGAAGAAGACATCGAATCTTCTTTTTCAGGAAATCTGCTTTATTGCATCACCTGGAAGAAAACCAATTCCAGAGTAGTGGTCAAACTGAACAGGATAAATGTCAACCAGGTCTACACCCATGGCTGCCGGAACGTCTTTGTACTCGATCAGGCAGCGTCTCGGTACCTTGATGGACGGACCTACGATGACGCCGGTAGAACCAGCCTTAACGCCCCCTGCGCGCTCTACGAGGGCGCCACCAGTGGTATCTTGGATCATCTTTCCAGAGGAGTCCTGCATGAGCTTGTACACAAGCACCATGTCCTCCTTGGTTGACGTATTAAAAACAGTACCGGAACCTACCGGTTTTGCCATTATTCTGTGTCCTACTGCCATATTTCATTCCTCTTCTTGGTTAATTATAACTGCACTGCAGGTTAATACCAGCCCAATAACAGAACATGCGTGTTCAAGGGCATATCTTGTTACCTTTACCGGGTCAATAATGCCCTTACCAAGTAAGTCTCCATATTCGTGATTTGCGGCATCATACCCTAGTATTTCCTTGAAAACCATGGATGGCAATAGTGGATTATCCCACTCTATAATATTTTTGTGGCCTATATCCATTTTTCTTTTCTTTTTGAGACTAAGGTTATTTGTTGCCACAAAATCTTTTAGTTTGGCCACTACTATTTCCGATGTAGTGCCGGTATTTTCTACTATGGTCCTAAGGGGAAGTTCACAGGTATTTGCTACAACCTGAATGCCGGCGGCAACGTCCTCTGGAAGAGTTTTCCAAACTTCATCCTCTACCAGCATTTTTCTAAGATGTAGTGCCGCATAAAAAAGAGCACTACCCCCACCAGGAACGATTCCCTCTTGAGTGGCAGCAATCGTGGCGTTAAGGGCATCCTCTACTCTGTCTTTTTTTTCAAGGATTTCTACTTCGGTAGACCCACCTACCTTGATAACAGCTACGCCACCAGATAGTTTTGCAAGACGCTTCCTAAATCTATTTGTGTGAAGATCGTCCAAGGTGCCATCAGAAAGGGTATTTCTGAGCATTTGCATTCTTCCGGCTATGGCTTCTTTTGTTTTTGAATCCGAGGAACCAATTATTGTTGTGGCTGTCCTACTGACAATTACTTTTTTGCAAGTTCCAAAGTGAGCAAGTTGAATATTTTTTAGCTGAGTCTCGGAGGACAGGTCAATTATTTTGCCGCCAATAACACAATTTATATCCTGTAAAATATCGGTTCTATTTTCCCCGTAGGAAGGAGCCTTGATTGCGCACACGCTTATTTTTTCCTTCATCTTGTTTACAATAAGAGTATGCAGTGCTTCTCCTTCGATTTCGTCTGCAACGATAAGGAGCGGTTTTCCTGCGCGGTAAACGGTTTCTAGAACTGGCACTATGTCATCCAGTGATGATATTCTCCTGTTGGTAAGAAGAATATATGGTTCACGGAGTTCACAAACCAGCTTTTCACCATTTGTTACAAAGTATGGTGACAGGTATCCGCTTTCAATCTGAAGTCCCTCAACTACCTCTAGTTGAGTATTCACGCTTTTTGCCGGCTCTACGGTTATAATACCATCTGCCCCAACTTTATTGATGGCATCTGATAAAAGTTCTCCAATTTTTTGGTCACCGTTGGCCGAGATTGTCCCAATTGCAACTATATCTTTTTCGCTGCTAACTGGAACGCAGTTTTCCTTTAGAAAGTCTATTACTTCCTTGCACCCTAGGTCAATGCCTTTTTTCAGGCCGATGGCAGACCTTCCGGTGGCAATCATTTTTATTCCCTGAGCCAGAAGCCCATGTCCAAGAACGGTAGCGGTAGTAGTTCCATCTCCAGATAATTCGTTTGTTTTAGAAGCAATTTCTTTTAGAAGCTCTGCTCCGATATTTTGCATTTTATCTTTTAGGTTTATGGACTTTGCAACCGTTACACCGTCTTTTGTAATAAGGGGTGCCTTGTTTTTGTAGTCAATGATAACTCCATGACCACTAGGTCCCATTGTTGACCTAACTGCCTTTGCTAAAATGGTAGCACCCTTAAGGATTTCCTCGTGTGCCTTTTCCTCAAAAACTACTTCTTGCTTTTGAGACGAATTAGTTGTCTGTTGGTGCTGGGGAATATTTGTCATACTATAAACACATCAAGATAGAGTCATTTTTGGTTTTGGCATTCTAACACGAATTCTTTCCCCATTTGGCCCCTGAATGAAAGTTTCACCCTCGCCAGACTCCAAATCTTCTTCTGGAGATGGAATGGCAAGAGACGTTAGATGGCTTTTTAGTGCCCTTTTGGGATCTGCCGACATAGCTGTGGCATCCGGGGTAAACTTAGGGGAAGGAGGACCGTTTTCGATGGTAGATAATAAAATATCTGGGTCTATTCTGTCGTCAACACTAGGAGGGCTTGGTACGGTCATTTGAGACTGCTGCTGCCTTTCCCTGTCTGCTATTTCTTTACCATACCACTTTTCAACACGTTCCTGCGCCTCTAAAGAAATTTTATCAATATATTCGTTTAGGCGTTTAGTCATTATGGCTCTCACTTCATCGAGAGAGCCATACACTTCTCCCTTTATTTTAGCAGAGTCAAATAGTTTGGCTTTGTCTCCATGGCCTACTTTTATTTTCCAGGAAACACTATTTCCTGTAAGTTTTCTAATGACCACTTCCTCTGCAACAATTCCTGGAAGAATTGTTTGAGCCTGCTCAGACAAAATATAGACAACTTGTCCAATTTCAAAATTTTTGGTTTCCATTTATCTATACTCCACCAAGTATTGTACTTGGATTTTCAAGCCTTTTTCTTACCTTCTAGCTCGCGGATATAGTCATCCGTAAGAACCAGAATAACCTCGCCCGTATTTTGCTCTTTTCTTTCATACGGAGTAAGGTCTACTTCATTAAACTTGGCACGAAGTTTGTGCTCATGTTCATAACCCCCATATGTCTGGCAAAGGTAAACTAATTTATCAATAACACTTTTATGTAATCTCATATTTTTCAGTCCTTCTTTTTCTTTTTGGTGTCAGCAATTTTTTGCTCAACATTCTGATGTACTTTATCAAGAATAACCTGACCCTCTTTCTGGGCTTCTTTTAGTGGCTTCATTCCAACTAAAGTTCTAACCATGTCATTCAAGTGAGGTGGAAGTTTTTCCTTTAGAAATTCCATGTCCAAGAACTTATGTGGCAACTGATCAATTATTTCTATAGGATTCCCATTAGGGCCTGGTTCAAACTCACCTGTTTGTTTATATTCAAAGATAAATAAAACAGGTGGCATTTTTCCATCTTTTGGAACGTCAATATAGGGAATTGGATTTGGTGGTTCCCCGGGCCTTGGTTCCTCGTATAGAATTGTGGGAATTTCGTACTTGTCATTATTTTTGGTTTGCGCCATAGTTTCCTTTAGGAGGTTGGATCCTCTAAACATTCTAGAATGCTATCAAAAGCAAACCTATGACTCACTTTTTGTTGTATTTTGTGAACTCTAAGAGCGGCTTTTAATTCCTTAATGTCCACCTTCTGAGAGAACTCCTCAAAAAGTTCTTTTTTGTCATTAGTTAAGGTTTCTATTTCATGCTCTATTTGTGAGAGTCTTTGAACGAATTCCTTAATAATGGGCTTTAGGTCTGTTAGTGAATTTGGCTGTAAGTCTGCACCGTCTGTCATAAAGAATACTACTCCATGTCTAACAAGTACAGCTTAATTTGTTAAAACCAGAGTGTATATTCTTATTTAACTGCGGCCTTTAACTTTGCAGCGGCGGCATTTACCTCAGGCTTGGCTCCTGGATTGTCTTTCGTCATACCTGAAAGCCACTTAACATACTGATCTACATAAGCAAGTTTAACCTTCTTGATAAATTCTCCCGCCACCTGTTGTTTGGTTTGGGGGTTTGCCTTTTGGAACTCGGGATTTTTGTTTAATTCTGCCTTTGCTTTTTCAATAGCAGCGGGATCTATAAAGCCCTTCATTTGTTCAAGGTTTTGGGCCTTTAGAAATCTTAAAACTGGAGCCATCATAATGTCAACTGATGCCTTTTGCATATCTTGGAAAATAGGCGAGGAAGCAATGGCCTGTTGAACTTCTGGCTGCTTAATGAGGGCCATTATTTCTTGTTCTACGCCTCCTGCTTGCTGAGCGGCTTGAGGCTGCTGCGGCGGTTGCTGTTGCTGCTGCTGTGGCGGAACAGGATTTTGTTCTAGGAGATTGTTTCCTCTCTTGCGACTTTCTCCAAATCCTCCCATGCCTCCATCATCATAACCCATTCCTCCCCCGCCGCCAGATGGAGGAGTTGCCGGAGGGGTTGTTCTTGGGGTGTAGGCAGCCGAGGAGGCGAGTCTTTGTCTAAGACTGGTGATAGAATCCATGCCGCCAGTTATCGTCTCAAGAAGATGGAGAACGGCTAGAGGGCTTCTCTTGATTGCCGAAAAACCAAGCATGGCCTGTGGGTTAGCAAGAAACAAGAAACCGAATACATCGGGATCTTTTAGGGCTTCCCAGTTTCTTCCGAGAACATCCTTGTATTTACCTTTAATTTCTGCCATTCTGGCATTTTCATCTTTTCTGAAGAGTTCATAGTTGAACTCCAGACCTGGAATTAAAATAGTAGGAATAATATAGCTGAGTCCTTTTACCAGTCCTATTGCAGCCCCGGCTACTTTTTCAGCAGCATACCCGGCTGTTTTAAAGGTGTCACTGACGGCTCCGCCTATGGCCCTGAGAAGTCCAGGTGGTGTTCCGCCGCCGCCATAGGCACCAATATCAAACCCATAACCGCCGTAGTCTCCTCCGCCACCATCGTCTTCGGAAAGAAGACGAATTTCTTTTTCCACGAGCAGGGCAATATATTCTTTTAAGTCATTTTTTTGCATTTTTCTTTGCTGCCTGTCTCTTTTTGTTATATTCCATGAGTCCCCAGTATCTTGGTGGACGTTCATCAGAGGATTTATGGAGTCTTGAGTCATCCACTTGTAACTGGATCCCCGTTATTTCTTTCCAGGACTTAATTAGTTCAAGTTCAAGGTCATTTATAAAGTGTTTTTTGCTCGTTTTATGTCTTTTTGAAAGAAAAGACCTGGCTTTAGGAGGAAGTACGCATAAAAGTTCTCTTTTTACACGGAACCAGTCTGTGGTTTGGTCTCCAATATATCTTGCCACATAGTACAATTTATCAAGAATTATTTGTCTTGTGGTTGTCATGGATTTCTTTCCTAATTATACCTCAAGAAACAGATGACAAAATAACAACATTTAGACTTTTTGGTAATCTGATTATAAAGTAGAGCATAGAATGGCAAATGATAATTTCTTTCAACGTCTCACGAGACTTTTTAGAAGCGGGCCAGCAATTCAAAGACGTGTAAAAGGTTATGACTACAAAGCCTTTTACGATAAGTCTATAGTCCAGAATAATCTTGGGTACAGGGGTCCTGCGCCCTTCGGCAAAGAATCTTCTCCGTTCAGCATTCTAGGCGGCTACGGCATATTGGACCGCATAAGTCGTTATGCTGAGTTTGCCGAAATGGAGCAAACTGCAGAAATTGGTGCTGCTCTTGACATTTATGCAGATGAAAGTTGTTCAAGTGACGAAAAGGGTAAGTGCTTTCACATTTACTCAGAAAATCCAGAAATTAAAAAATCCTTAGAGGAACTTTTTTACGACACCATAAATTCGGAGTTTAATCTCAGGCCATGGGTTCGCAATCTTTGTAAGCATGGAGATTTTCTTCTGTATAACGAGGTTGTGCCAAATGTTGGAGTTATAAATTGCGTGCCAATTCCCGTTAACGAAATTGAACGCGAGGAAGGATTTGACCCAGAGGACCCATATGCCATAAGATTTAAGTGGCTTACAAGGGGCAATAAAATTCTGGAAAACTGGCAAGTATCTCACTTTAGAATTCTTGGAAACGACTTGTTCCTTCCATACGGCACAAGTATCCTTGAGCCCGCAAGAAGAATTTGGCGACAGTTAATAATGATGGAAGACGCCATGCTCGTGTATAGAGTTGTGCGCTCACCAGAGCGCAGAGTTTTCTATATCGACGTTGGAAATACTGCACCAAATGACATTCCATCCTTCATGGAAAAAGCAAAGGCTTCCCTTCGGTCAAATACGCTGGTAGATAAAGTAAACGGAAGAATGGACTACAGATACAATCCTGTGGCCGTAGATGAGGACTACTTTATTCCAGTTAGAGGAGAAGCTGGAGGAACGAAGATTGAAACTCTTGCTGGTGGTCAGCATGTCTCTGCCACAGAAGACGTGGAATACCTTCAAAAGAAGTTGTTCTCTGCTCTTAAAATTCCAAGAGCTTATCTTGGATTTGATGAGTCCTTAAGCTCCAAGGCAACTCTTGCACAAGAGGACATAAGATTCTCTAGAACTATCAATATTATTCAGAAAATTATCATTGCAGAAATGAACAAGCTAGCGATGATTCATCTCTATGCCAAGGGATTTGACGGAGAAGATTTGATTAATTTTGAATTGTTCTTGTCAAATCCATCCTCTGTGGCAGTCCAGCAAAAGCTTGCCTTGTGGAATGACAGAATTGACATAGCCTCTAAGTTCAAGGAGTCCGTCCTTGTTTCCGAGGAGTGGATACAGGGAGAAATTCTTGGATTCACCCCAGAGGACATAGCCAAGGCAAAACAAAACAGAAAGGAAGATATTCTTTATCAGAAAGAACTTGAGGCAATAGCAGTCTCGGAAGAAAATCAGGAACGTCAGGCAGTTGTGGATCCTTTTGACCAATCCAACTATCAAGTTCCTGGAGCCGACGTGGAAAAGGAGCCGACAGGCCAGGGCAACACCGCCGGAGTTTCCGACCAGGAACTTATGCAAGGAATTGCAAAACTAGATTCATCTGGGGGGCTTATAAAGGCAGAAACCATTCCGGGGCAGACTCCAATTAAAGTAACCCCGTATGCCACCAGAAGACGCAGAAATGACAAAAGAAGAGTTGGAATGGGCGGTGCTGCAAATCTTGCAATGCCCCAGTTCAGCAAAATGCTGGATTATTCAGGGAAACACCAATTTAATACCGATCATTTTGATATGAATTTCTTCAAAAGCCAACGAGAACAGAGGGAATTAGAAAATATCCTCAAAAAACCACCACAAATATCCAAAGAAATAAAAAATATGTTTGAGAAAATGGACGACTTCTTTGGAACAACAAAGCCAAAGATGATTGTAGAAAACCTTGAGGAGCGCCTTGAAAAAGAACTAAATTTGAACAGTTCTACCGCCTCTTCTTCCTCGCCTGATGACCTATCCTTAATTTTGGAAGCCGAAATGAAGGGAGAAGGTAAAATAGATATTGGCGGGGATGATAATGAGGAAATTGATTTTGACTTTGAAGAAAATCAAGAATTGAGTCAAAAACAAAATAAAATAAAGACAGAAGAGTGAAAATAGATTTTTTTATGGTCTATTTATAGATTGCCATCTGGTACTAAGGTAAAAATCTTTGGGCATTGAGGTTCTGTAGATGTTATATCACAACAAAAAAAGAAACGTTGGTCTTTTGAATGATTTTTTTGCCAAGTATATTGCAAATGCTTTGGTTGAACAAAAGCATTCCGCAATAGAAAAGGCTACCGCTCTTTACAAAAAGCATTTTCTCGGCTCAGCCGCGATTGCGCAAGAGTGGAAACTCTTCAAGGCTCTTTACGAAACTAACGTTTCCTCAAAAGAGGCAGCGGCGAAACTGGTAGAAAGAGTTAGAACCCTTGCAGAGACAACCCTCGACTCTAAGGTACTAGAACTAGAGAAAACCAAGTTAATCCACGAGATAAACAACTCGCTTGGAGATAAAAACTTTTTTGCCCGTGAGGTTTCGGACTACAAACTACAGGCAAGCATCCAGGTTCTCCTAAACAACTGGAGAGACAAGAGACTTGTGGAGTCCTTAACAGAAATGGCAAATTTGGAGGATACTCTCCTTGAGCACCTCTGCAGGAAGAAAGATGCCATCTCTGGGGTGTCTACCTATCTCGAAATGGATAACTCCCAGATCGACAAAGAAATTGACGGCCTGGTTGTGTCTATAATGTCAGAGAAGTTCAACTCCAAATTTGGCAAGGAACTTTTCGAGGAACAAAAAAACATAGTTTCTAACTACGTTTTTTCAAAAACAAGTGATCAGTCCAAGAATAATCTTAAAAATACCCTTGAGAACATTAGGGAAACAACCCTAAAACTCGTAGATGGTGCCCTTACAACAAAGAAGCTAGGGTCTGAAGTTTTGTCAGAACACCTGTCAAAGAAGTTTATGGGCATAAAGAATTTACTTCTTAGTGAGTACAGGGACACCTCTAAATTCAATGACGAAACTATAATGTTTTACATGACTCTTGTAAAGCTACAAAAGGAATTAAGTCAAAATGACTGAAGAAACTAACGATAAAAAACTTTATCTCCTAAGGGAATTTGCTGAGTTTGACTACACAAAAGAGTTGGACGACGCAGGTTCTCCAAAGAAGTCCAAGTACGGAAATATGATGGTTAAGGGAATTCTCCAGAGAGCAAATACCCTTAATCAAAACGGAAGAGTTTATCCAAAAGATATTTTGGAAAGAGAAATTAACAACTACATGAAGCTGGTAAAAGAACGAAGGGCAACCGGAGAACTAGACCACGCAGATGAACCTGTGGTTAACCTTAAGACAGTCTCTCATGTTATTACGGATGTTTGGTGGGAGGGAGATATAGTCTGGGGGCGTGTGGAAATTTTGGAAGACATGGATCAGGGGCGTCAGCTTAAGACTCTGTTCAATAACGGCATTAAAGTTGGTATTTCTTCCAGAGCCGTTGGTTCTGTAAAGCAGCAGCAAAATACGGCTGTGGTACAGGATGATCTTCAGCTTATTTGCTGGGACTTCGTAAGTGAACCCTCTACGCCTGGTGCCTTTATGATGAGGGAAGCAAGAGAATTAACAAGAGAACAAAAGAAGGAAGTAGACAATTTTCTTAAAAAGTCTGACAGAATTGATAGAATTGTAAATGAAATTTTGGGTATACGAAAACTATGAAAATGTCAAGGTCACAATTTAAAACCCTTATGAAGGAGTGCCTGTCGGAACTCATAAATGAAGGAGCTTTTGACAAAAAGCTAGAAAAAATTGCGGAGAGCAAGTTCAGCAAACCTGCACAGATAGTAGAAGCTAAGTCTCCCTCTCTTCTTTATGGGTATGGTCAACAAAATAGTACTCCTTCCGAAAGCTTGCCTAATGTGAATCCTAAGCTTTTGGAAGCTGTTAAAAATGTTACTTCTGCACAGCCAAAAGAACGCAAAGGTCTTTTCGAGGAGATAATGCTTGACACGGCTATGACTACTCTTCAGAGGCAACTTAGCAATGGTGATGCCTTCGGTAATGCTGGGGCTCTATATAATGAAGCTCCTGTTTCTGGGGAAATAGCCGCCTTGGATGAGGCTCAGCTTAAGGCTATGTCTGGTGGAAATGTGTCACGGTGGGCATTAGCAGCCTTTGGTGGAAATAAGAGAAAAAGGTAAAATTCACTACTGTTGCGTATTTATAGAAAAGGAATTTATTTAAAGTATGCCTACACATAAGCAGATAAAAGTTGAAGCTCCTATAAGAACCTTTGGTCTTGGTTCTTCTTCTACGGCTGACCTTAGTATTATTTATTCTGGGTCTCCTGTAAACGATGGCACCTTAAACGATAGAATTGTTGAGGAATTCTTCCAGACGCTTAATCAGGCTCCTGTTATTTCTGACGGTGGACATACTTTCGGTACTATTAACAGAGACTATCAGGATTCTCCAAATCTCGCCGAGGTTGTAGTTGGCGGCGGTGGTTTGCCGGGATCTCCATTTGGTCCAAATATTGCAGTAGCTCCTACTGACCCACACAACCCAAGCGGAATTCCTGAGGCTGGTGTTGAGGCTACAGAAAATTCCAAGGGCGGCGGCGGCGCTTTCATAGGTAACGGTCTTGAAAGCCCACACAGAACATCTGCCAAAATTGGCGCTAGACGTATTGGGGATTTAATTTTCGGTAGATCAAGCAGAGAACCGTAATTTTGCTTAGTAATTACTGCTTTGAGGCAAATCTATTATGAGTGAACTTTACAAAGAAGCCATTGCGGAAGCAAAAAAGCTGAGAGAAGTTGCTGAGCTTGATGCCCGCAACAAAATAATCGAGGCTGTTACTCCGTATATCAAAAAAATTATAGCCTCGGAGGCTACAAGTACCAGTTCTTTCTTATTTGGGGAAGAGGACACTCCTTCTGATGATCCGATGTCAGGAATGGAGCCTGTTTCTCCTGGAGAAATGCCTCCGGGTTCTGCACCGGTTCCACCAGTCGAGGAACCAGCAGTAACTCCTGGTGACTCACCAAATGCTGCACCAATTTCCCCAGCCGGCGGATTGGTCGGAATGCCAATGCCAGATGACGAAGGCAAAATAACCGTAGATTTTCAGCAGTTATTTACAATGGGCGGGGGAGATGCTCTTGCAAGTCCCCCAGAAGGAGACTTGGGAAATGCAACAGCAGCATTGGGAATGGTTACGCCGCCTGGCGGTGAAGTTGCTCCAGGCGGGCCAATGGGCGGTCCTCAAATGCCAGGTGCCTCTCAAGTGGCTCCTGCAGCACCTATACAGCCTGGAGTTGCGCCTGCGCCAGCCGCAGCCACGCCTCCAGAAGCCGGTGCCGCAGCAGTTCCGCCAGAAGAAGAACTCCCAACTCCAGTAGTTGCAGGAGAGTCCAAAATTATTAAATTTCAAGACGACGTAAGAGTTGTTGCTGAAAAAATAGATTATCTCTATTTTAGAGGAAGTGTACCTCTATTGGTAAAAGAATCGCTTAAATCGAGACTATTTACTCTTTGTGAAAATCTAGATGAACTTGTTAATGAGGACATTATTTCATCTAAAAAAGCACGCCTTGCAGAAAACAAGCTTGAATTTTTATTTATGAAGCTGAATGAAGCTGAACAACAGAATAGTTACAAAGAGATAAAAGGAGTACAGATGACCACTCTTAGAGAATTTGCAGCAAAGCTTTTTGAGGAAGATGCCCTCGGACCAGCTACCGCTGATAAGGCAACCGCCCATGCAGAAAAAGTTTCGGGCGTTCAGCCCGGAGTTGACCTCTTCAAAGAGGGAGAAGCCCCAAAGACCGATCAGGTAAAAGGTGCAGCAGCTTCCACTGAAGAGAAAAATGAAGGCGAAGGCGATCTCAAGGAAATGACAGAAGCCCTCCTCGGGGAAGATGCTCCTGCCTCTAGCGCCTTCGGTGATGGAAAGATGGAAGGCAACGCAGAGAATAAGTCTCCTAAGGTTCACAACCCAGATGCTCTTGCCAAGGAAAAGGGCGCAGGAATTGTAGAGTCCGCCCCAGCTTCCAGTGCCTTCGGTGATGGCGAGAAAGCAAAAGGCGCAGAAAACGCATCCCCAGATGTTCACAAGGGAGCAGCCCTTGCTGATGAAAAGGGTGCAAATACCATTTTGGAGTTTGATGAGAAGGAACTCCGTGAGGCTGTTTCAAAGCTCCGCAAGGAAAATCTTGCACGTAAGCTTGCAGCCGTAAAGAAAGAAGCTGCTCTTAAGGGAACTGACAAAGACGGTCACCTTAAGCCTCCTTCGGTTCCAGAAGGAGATCAGGGTTCTGCAAAACCTGAGGGTGGCAAGGATCCATCGCAGGAAAAGCTTGAGGAGTGTGGTCTGCCAGAGATGGACATGGCCGGTGGTGCTCCTAGTGTCGAGTCCATGGAAGCCGGTCATGGCGGTGGTGGAGAAGACCAGGTAGAGCTTACTTTCCAGATTGACGTAGATGACCTTGAGGCACTACTTTCTGGAGCCACAGAGGATTTTGTAGCTGAGCCAGAAGGCGAAGTCTCTGGTGGCGGAGATATCGAACTTGTCGATGACGACGAGGGCGAGGAAATGCTCCTTGACACAGAAGAAGAAGGTGAGCCTTCGGGAGAAGAAGAGGAAGAGGAAGTAGCTCTTGAGTCCAAAAGGCCAGCAGTCACCAAAGAAAATAAAACTGGTAGCAAAAAGCCTGTTCTTGCAGAGTCGGTAGTTGTCGCCAAGGCAGCCGCAGCCGTGAAATCTCTCAAGGCCCAGCTTGCAGAAAGCAAGCTTCTTACAGCAAAGTCACTATATGTTTCCAAGTTTGCAGTCCGTGAGGACCTTACCACAAAACAGAAGCAAAAAATTGCTGAGTATTTTGATAAGGCAAAAAATCTCGCAGAGGCAAAGGACACCTATAATAAAATTAAGAAAATCCTAGCAGAAAGTGCATCTTCCACCAAATTGTCGGGTTCGGCCTCTAAGCCTACCTCCACAGGAAGCGCAAAACTAACGGAGTCCGCTCAGACAGGAGCAAATTCTGGTGGTGTAGATCAAATTGATCAAGCTCGTTGGATGCTTCTCGCAGGAATTAAGTCTAAGAAGTAATATTTACACAATAGTAACCTGATATAAAAGGAAAAAACAAATATGTCGTCTCTTAAATCATTTTCGCTAGCACAGCTTGCAGAAGGCGTTTCGAGAAAGTCTCTCGGCGCTGACATGCCCCGTATCAACGATAAGTGGGGCAAGACCGGATTGCTTGAGGGTCTAAAAGGAGCAACCCGTGACTCTATGTCGCGTCTCCTTGAGAACCAGGCAGCCGAGCTTCTTCGTGAGTCCAATGCCCTTTCTACCGGTGGCGCAAATCTTGTGTCCTCTGGCCAGGTAGCTGGATTTACGAACGTTGCATTCCCAATCGTTCGTAGGGTTTTCGCAGGTCTTATTGCAAACGAGATCGTATCCGTTCAGCCAATGAGCCTTCCGTCTGGCCTTTTGTTCTATCTTGATTACATGTACGGCTCCAACGTGGGTGGCGATGCAGGCGTAAACCTCTCATCTTCCTCCGCTAACGAGACCTACACGAAGGGTGACTCCATCTACAATAACCCAGTTGGTGCTAGAATCCGTTCTGGCTCTTTTGCAACCGGTGGTCAGTATGACCTTGTGGGTTCTGGTTTTACCAAGGTTCACAAGCAGTCCCTTAACCTTGATGCCACAACCGACTCTGTTGGTTACTGGGCCTCGGGTTCTATCTGGACGACTGGTACGACCGCAACGGTAGGTACCTCCGCACAGTTCACCGGGTTTAATGCTAGATTTGCTCTCTTCGACAGCAAAATCGAGACTGACCTTGCGGACAACAGACTTGACTTCGTATTCCTCCACATGTCAGCTTCCGAGCTTACTTCCAAAATTGGTGGTGCAGACCTCCAGTCCCTTGAGCAGGTTACGGTAACTGGCTTCGGTTCGGCAGTCGGTTCTGCAACAGCCTGGGGAGACCAGTACCAGGGTGGTACCGGAGTTCTCAATCTCCGCAAGCTGAATAAGCGCGGTAACTGGGATCCAACAACCGGTCTTTTCACCCCAGATCCAATCGGTGGTACCCACGTACAGTTTGTGGTTCGTCTTGCAAATGGTGGTACGGCCCCACAGCCTAACGCCACGGCAACCACAAAGGTAACGGCTTCTGCTGCTATCTCGGATGCTCTTTCTGTTAACTCGGACGGCTCTACTCTTACGATCCCATCGTTCGAGTCTGACTTCGCAATCAACCCACCTTCGCCTGTCATCCCAGAGATTGACATCAAGATTGAGTCGGTTGCAGTCACCGCCACAACCCGTAAGTTGCGTGCAAGATGGTCGCCAGAAATGGCCCAGGATCTCACGGCCTTCTACAATATCGACGTAGAGGTAGAGCTTACAAACATCCTTAGCGAGCACATTACTCTCGATATCGACAGGGAAATCCTTAACGACCTCCTTACTCAGGCAAATGCTGCAAACCTCTTCTGGTCCAGAGCACCTGGTAAGATTGTCAATAAGCAGACAGGCGCAGAGGCTCTCCAGAGTTCTGCCCTTGCCCCAGGTCCAATGGCTTATGTCAATATTCAGGACTGGTACCAGACGCTCCTTGAGACGATCACGGACGCTGCAAATACCATCGCCAGAAAGACGCTTCGCGGAAGTGCAAACTTCATCGTAACGTCCCCAGACGTATGCACCATCCTTGAGCACCTTACCACCTACAAGTCCTCTTACAAGATCGACACGGACGGCCAGGTAAGCGACAATATGACGATCGGCGCTGAGAGCGTTGGTACCCTTAACAACAGATACACTGTTTACAAGGATCCATACTTCCCACAGAACCGTATCCTCATCGGTCTAAAGGGTAACACCTTCCTTGAGAGCGGCTATATCTATGCCCCATACGTGCCTCTAATCCTTACGCCTGTGATTTATGCTCAGGAGGATTTCACTCCACGTAAGGGAATAATGACCCGTTACGGCAAAAAGATGGTTAGAGCTGATTTCTACGCCACTGTTACAGTGCTAGACATGAACCTTATATAATTTCTGTTTGCTGCTGAAAAGCGGCTCGAACAAAATGACACTGAAAAGCCCGAGCCTAAAAACTTGGGCTTTTCTTTTTGTCTTTTATGTTTGATATCACCTTACATTTCCTCTATTTAGACATGAGGTATTCGCAATTATGACCAAAAAGGTTTCCCTTGAATTGTTGGAAAAGGCAATTAAAAAAGTAGCAGAAAATGTAGCCATGGAAGAAGACCTTGGAGGTACTCTGAGAGATATCCATGCCAGACTACAGGTAGAAAAAGATCCCGCTAAAAGGCAAAAGCTGGAAAGAGAGAAACAAAAAGCCCTTAAACAGCTTGCCAGTGGTAGACCCCAGGGTATGGCTCCTCCAATTCCCCCTGGGGCGCTTGGGGCGATTGGGGAAGGGAAAGATAATCCGTTTTCGCTGGATGAGGCACTTTCCTCTTCGGAGATTGCCCAAAAACTTTCCCAGCTTCAAACTATGCTCGTAAGGGAGACGGATCCACAAAAAAGGCAGAAAATTGCCATGGCCATTCAAAGAGGAAATCAGCAACTCGCTGGTGGGGTTGCTCCTCAACAAGAAGCCTATATGGAAAACATAAAATATCTTGTTGGCAGGGTCGTTGAGGATACCATGCTAAATAGAAAAGGAAAAACCGCATCAAATAAGCCTAAGGTGGTTGTTCCTATGCCAAAAAATCCTATTGTAAGCCCTCCAAAGGGAAACATGGGCACAAAGGAAATTGTGGACCTTCTCAATAGTATTGAGGAAATGATGGCCGCAGAGGATCTGTCTTCCGAAGACGAATCTGCCATCAGGCGGGCAATGGAACTCATGTCTGGAGTAATAAAGTCTCGTGCTCACGCAAGCACCGGAGTCAGGGTAGAGGGCATGGTATATGAAAAGGCTCCACCAGATCCAGAAATTGAGAAGTGGATAAACGCAAATAAACAAAAGTTTATCAAGCAGTATGGCAAGGAGAAGGGCATGGAAGTTCTTTATGCGACTGCATGGAAGAAGCATGGCAGTAAAAATGAAGCCAAAACCCTTAGATATTCTGAAGAAGACCCGTCCATGACGACAAGGTTGTCTGACGTAACGCCAAATCCAACGAAGTTTCAAGACTTATATGCTTTTGATCCACAACAAAAGGCTGTAACGGCACAGTCGCCAGAGTTTTGGAAAATGTTGCAAGACATCACCGGATCAGAGAATCCGTCATTCGAGGATATTTCTGGTGCCCTTGAGGCAAAATGGGGATTGAGTCACGAGGATGCCGATCACTGGGCATTCCTTGCCGCAAAAGAATTTGATAGGTAAAAGCAGATGAAAAATACTTTACAGGCTTTGATTGAGGAAATCGTTTATGAGGCGATAGCAGGAAGAGATGTCCCTGTTGGCATCCTGGAAGTTTTGCAAGAATTTATGCAGGAACATAATATTCCTGGCCGTCCTTCAGTTTTTTATACCCCAGAAGAATTAAGAATAACCATTCCAAATTGGAATAAAGATATTTCGGTATTGCAAAATGAGTTCCAGGATTCATTGATAGATTCGATAAGATCCGCCATGGATATTGAACCATATGTTATCGACGACTTTGGTACCTTCTTTGTCGATGGAGGAAATGCGGTTATAAAATATCTGCTAAGAGAATATGACCCTGCCGAAGATGCAGCATTTTGAGAAACATGAATGATCTACGGAGTTTTACATAGTTTGATTGAGGAAATTACCACTAAGGTAATTTCTGAGGAGGTTTCACAGGTTGTGGACGGAGACCCCAATCTAGAGAATCCCCTTGTCGGCACCCTGAGGAAGGCCAAAAGAAAACTCAAGGATGTTAACCAGGACCCAGAAATAACCGCCGCCCAGGAAAAACAAGTTGACGCCCTTATTGCAAAACTTCTCACCAGGAGAAAAGGCAGGGCAACTCTTTCCAGAAGTGACATGGAAAAGCTTGATTTCTGGACAAGGTGGATGAAATATATTCCATTTGGAACTGCCTACAGAAGAGGTCTTGCGAAATATCTCCGCTCCAAGAAAGACGCGCCAAGGAAACCGGACCCATTCAGGGACTTTAGGAGATATTCCTATGGAGACCCAGACATGTCCTCCCCTTATTTTTCTGAAAGCCTAGAGCAATTTGTTGATGACTCCCCAAAAGAAAAAGAAACACAAGAAAAGTACTATCATGGAACTAATCTTGGTGACCTAAAACCCGGAAGTCTTGTTTTGCCACCTAGTAAAACCGGACGGGTGTCAGAAAAAGGTAGAAAGGTAAACCTGGACAAGGTATTTTTTACCAAGGACCCAAGGAGCGCCCTTATTTATGCTGGTAGGGCTGTGCAGTCCTTTGGCGGGGGAACTCCTACCGTATATAAGGGCGCTC